CTATTCCTTTTTTAAGGCTGGCAAAACTTTTTCTAAATACTCCTGCCAATAATCATTATCGCCTTCCATATCATGAAGCCAATAGTACATAAACAAAATCTCGAATTCCTGCTTTCTTCCTTTTATAAAGGATTTTTTCGGCATCTTTCTATATAGAGAATCGAGATTAAAAAGATTACTTTTTTGCTTGTAATCATAATCGTACTTTCTCCAGGTATATTGACTCTTCTTTCTATGAGTTGAAGGCCAAATATCCTCATTATCATAAAAACTGTTTATCCAATCATAAGCAAAGGCAAGAAGATTAACCTGTTGTTTTGCCCAGGTTTTATTGATCCAATCAGTTATTTCTTCCGTTATTGACGGTATCCCGAAATTAAACCTTTGCTCACTCTCTACCCTATGATAGTCTTTTATAAAAAGAAAAAGCATTTCTGTCTGATCCTTAAGAAACGGTAACCTTTTAATGAGCCGTGAGTAACAATCATATGAAGCATTTCTAAATTCGCTGTCAATATTATACAAAAAGAAAAACTCATTCTCCTTTAAAATATTTCCAATGTACCTGTGCATTTGCTTCCCATACTCATTATATATACCAACAATCCATTCTCTAACTTCAGGCTCATACTCCCTAAGCTGCTTACGATACTTCTCCAGCTTTTCATTATGCAGTACTGTTTTTTCTTCAGATTCCGTAATATTCAGATAATTATTAAAGTACTCAAATACATAATCCACACAGAGCTTCATATTTTGAGTACGTGCATCAAGGTCAAATTCATTGAGCTTATCTTCTTTTTTCCTGCGGGCAATGTATTCCTCAATACTAAGCATTTAACACCTCAAGATTCTTTTTATCATGTGTTTAAGCGTCTTCACCATCTTCATAATCGATTCCGAAAATGGACAAGAGGTCATCCCAGTTACCTGGATAAGCATTGCTGCCAACCCATACAGTACCTCGTTGCCCACTATATTTAACCGCCAGCTCCCATTGCGTTCCATCACAAACACAGGGATCAATATACTCGCTATTCCAATGTTCAACATGAATATCTTCAAAGGCATCAAGCAGTAACCTTACTTCTTCAGACGAATAGTGTTTATCAATCGGCTCACCGCACCATGGTGTTGTTACTAAATGAGCTGAATTATAACTAAAGGTCATACGATATGTGTCGTATCCACCAAGCCCACCAATTTCAAAATATATTTCCTCAATCGACGTTTTTGAATTGCCATTATCAATTGCTTTCAACCGTTTCAGCCATTTCAAAATATAGCCATCCTTGAAAAAGCTGAGAAGTGCTCCATCACAGAATCGCTCAGCCCGAATTGCCCCCATTATTAACGCAAGGGTACATTGTTCATCTATAGTATCAACATCAACATTTCTCATAGAAACATCGTCCCATTTAAGGCCATTGTTTTCGAGAATTGAACCATAATTTGTAAGCTGATATTCGGGATGACTCTCTGAGAACTGATAAAACTCAGTAACAAACAAATCTACAAGTTCATTAAAATTTACATATGGCATCTGAATTGGGTGTTCCGAAGTCCCGTCATTTTCTCTATCAATAAACCATTCGCCATAAGATTCAGATTCAGAGATTCTCCCGATGTACTTTGTGAGCACTTTAAACTTGCTTATTGCTCCTTCATTACCTATAAATTCAGACCAATCATTAAAAATAGAGCGCAGTTCATCATTAAGATAGGAAAGAGCTATTTCTTTGAGCTCTTCAGGAACTCCGTAGTATGCTTCTGCAATAGCTCCTGTGATAGCAGCTAAAGTGTCACTATCGCCACCTATTGAAATCGCATTACGAATTGCATCTTCAAAAGAAGTTGATTCCAAAAATGCTTCAATAGCTTGTGGAATAGTATCTTGGCACGTCTCATTAAACTGGTATGAATCCCTAATATCATCAATTGTAAAATCCAAAGAATAATAATTGCGCTCAATTTTTTCCCGGATTTCACCTTTGGTAAATCCACGACGTGCCATGTAAATTGCTACCGCAGTAGCTTCTGCGCCCTTTATGCCTTCTTCATGATCATGCGTCACTCCAGTTACGACTTCAGAGAGCCTACAGGCTTCGCTTTCTGTCCTTGCTGCAAAACCTACCGGACTTATCCGCATAGCCGCACCATTTCCAAAGCTGTTGTAAGGTTGAGGATCATCACTAAAAACCCATTTTGAAAACATCCCACCGTAACCACAATTGGGATATTTACGCCCAATTTCCTGCATATATTTAATGGTCATTTTTTCAATTAGCGAATAATAGTCGCTATCAAAATCATATCCGCCAACTGAAGGTTTGATTATTTTCTCTGCTTCCATAATGGCTTTTGCAACTGCAAGAGTCATAATACTGTCATCTGTAACCTGGCAGTCTTCTGTAAATAGTTCGAAGTCTTTATCTCTATGATTATTAAACTCAAATCGAGAGCCAACTACATCCCCAATAATTGCACCAATCAACCAGTTTTCCCTCCCTTCATTAAACGATTGCATCAAGAGCACTTTTAAGCTTATCAAAGTGATTGATGAGCCATTCAAAATGCTGCTGATACAGTTCAGGATTATGAATATCTTTTTCTTCAGAGTAAAGAATCCTCTTTGCTACACTTTTTTCCCGACTTGTATACCACTCTAGGGGAGCACCAAATACGCTTTCAATTTCAGTCTTTTTAGATTCAAGCTTAGAAAAATACTCTGGGCGATACACATAAATACCAATACGCAATATTTTCTTTCTAACAAGCTGAAAGAAAATGTGATAGTTTGGATTGCTAACCGAAACATCGTACCAGTCGTCATATGATGGTTTTCGAGATGCAATGTCCTCTCCACGCCCATTATTGCGACAGTACTGTACAAAATTAGTCCAAAAATCCATTCGCAATAGATGCCGTTCAGAAAGTACTCTTGTTGTTTCTGAAGGCTGGTCGGTTGTTTCTTCAAATTCTGGCTCTGGGATTTCAAGCACATCAGCACGGCCATCATTTACAAAGGATATATGAAGCAGATCAAGCATCTGTGTTTCATCTTTAAATTGGATGTTCCAACGGGTTTCGACAAATTTTAGAAGCTTAATACCACGTTTTAATATGCGCTCTGCATCCCAATCGGCTTCTCGAGACACTTCTATTTCGGAGTGCGATCCGTCCTCATAACCACGTCTACCAATGCTGTTTGATGATTTTTTATCTGAGAAACTATCATTCTGCAATGCAGAGTTTACACTCTGAGACAACGGTAATAAATTGCCAAGCGAACCAGAAAGTATTTTTATCTCATCTTCTGTATATTTACGGAACTGATTTTTCCAGTACCATTTAGTTGGTGTCTGAGGAAGGATATGTTCAATCGATACTTTATCTTTTTCAACTTTTGTAAATGGGGCCCATCCAAGTTTTTCTATTCCTGTTTCTTCTGCCTTTTCATATTCATATTCAAAAAGCAAATAACGAAGATCCCTCCAACCATAAAAACCATCGCCATTTGAAAAGCGTTTATCGATCCGGGTCATAAAGTTCTTAATCGCATAATCCATATCATTAGTTGCAGTTTCCATTAACGATTTAGTAACTTCGCTTAAAGAAAGTTCACCTGTATATACATCGCGTGTCTTGCGGTAATAATCGCTACTTTTATAACTAGACTGGAATGCTGCCATTCTAAATGATAAGAAAATAAAACGCTCCACAGCACGGAAAAACTCAACACGTTCTTCTGGGGTGGCATTTGCGTCCGGAGTTAATGATGCTGCGACAAGTGGTCTAAAATAACCTATACCTATACGATTAAGGCGTTCAATCCAAACTTTTTCTTCGTGAGTTAAATCACTAAACTCAGGAAAAAAAGTATAAAACCAGTATTTTGCAACGCTTTTTAAACTATTAACGTAGGCTGCTATTTCTCCAGGCTCTAATTTACTGATAGTCGTTACTGTTTCTGCTTCTGGCTCTGTAGGCTGTGACACATCATCGTCTTCTTCAATGTCCGTCTCAACAGTTTCTGCCACTTCTTCTTCGATGGCAACTATCTGCTTATCAAAGATGTTTTTAGCTGAAAACTTATTAAGAAGAAACTTGATATAGTCATCACCTTTTTTACGGGAGTATTGGAAATACATAATCCAATGCGCCCTTAAGAACTCATCATCTGATAACGGTGAATTCTGATTTCGGCCTAATTGATAATACACCTCTTTCCAAGCATCATTGATCTGCTTGCGCAATTCAGCTTTATCCATCGCATCCAATTTATCAGTATCATAAAGTGTAGTCAGATAGATAAGACGGTTTTTCAGGAGTTCAAGATTCGTAAGCTTTTTACCACGATTGTTCATTGTTTCAAAAGCTACAAAAACATCATAGTCATCTTCAATCTCATGAATATTAAACATCAGTTGTAAAGTAATTTTACGGAAAACAGCTTCTATACCATCTATACCCTCAGCTGCATACAGTTTTTTCAAACAATCCAAAAAGAATTCTTTTGCGTACTTCAGATTTTTCGTATAATATGTTTCATTCACTGCACCACTGAACGGTTCCTCAAATATTTTGTATGTAAGATAATCTGCGCTAGGATTGTCAACCTCATATCCAAAAAGGTATGTAGTGATAAGGTTTTGCGGCGGTCGTTTCTGCGATATATATTTAGAACGGATGGCTTTAAGGGTTTGATAGCAAAGGACTATCTCCTCATCCGTCTTTCCCTTGTTGCACTCTAAACCTTTAACAAAAGAGACAATCTCATTTACAAGGATCGAAAAGGTGGTAAGTCGTTGCTGCCCATCAACTACATGATAGGCCTTATATCCTGAATCTAGTAACCACTTATCGTTGCTCCAGCCCTTTAATTCTGCCTTCGCAACAGCTTTTAATGATAATAAACCAGTATAATGATACCTATCTTCCTGAAGATTCAAGATATCATCCCAAAAATCTACAAGCTGCTCCTGTTTCCAGGCATATCCTCTTTGGTAATCTGGGATACGAAACAATTTATTTTGATACAATTCCGAAAGTGACTGTAAATCGCTCATAACTGTTCTCCATTCATCTTAATATTAGGTAAACTTTACCATACAAACTTGTACTATTAACTGTGCAATTAAAGCATCCCAAAATGCTTAAATGCCTTTCTTATATCCTCTTGCTTTTCAGCCGGGCAAGGATACTCGCGTTTATTCATGTCATTTCTATTGTTTGCAACCTTCGGAGACAGACCATAAACTTCTTTGGAATGTGCTATCCAGCATGTTTTCGGCGTAAATCCAAAATTGGCCTTTACATATTCTTGTATCTCTTTGTATGTAGCCATATTCACTCATCCTTTCAGTTTGATGTAGTTTCCTGGGAGCGCTTCAAACATATCCGGATAATGCCCACATCTCGCCCTAATCTGGGTATACTGTGCTTTCTTCCCGTTTTTCTGTAAATACAACCTACGTTCATATATCTCATCCGCAAGTTTAGATGCATGCATAGTGAAATTTTCGGCCTCTGACAAAACGATCTTCATGGCTTCCTGGAGTGTATAGCTGGCAGTTTCAGTTGGAATTGTATTTGTAGCGCTTGGCTGGGAGGCATCATATTTCAAAATTATATAAACAGGCTTGTTATCCTTAAGTAGAACCACCTTTCCATTTTTCTCAACAATCGAGAATACATGCTCCATATCAGTCTGTAATGTATCAAATGGAATTAAGGCATCAATTTTTATATCCATTATTATCCACCTCGTTAAAATTAGTATATCTCTGCATTTTATATTTGTCTATACATTTGTATAAATATTTGTATAAAAAGGCCGCCAGTAGGGTTATTAATCCTTAACCGGTGGCCATAATGTAATTTACATCTTAATATTAAGATCGATCTCAACGCCGGATTTAAACTCAATCGTCAGCTTATTATCAAATACCGTAACTTTTTCAATAAGTCGCCTTACTAGCTGCTCATCAAATTCCTCCAGCTTGCAAGACTGCTCATTCAAGAAGTCTGTCATTTCAGCGATCCGCTGCCTTCTTCCTTCACGCTCTGCATTCTCAACTAGCGCATTTTGCTTTAGTTCTCGCAGGCGGTAAATCTCATCAGCCACTTCGTTATAATCAGCCTTTGAGTTTGCCAGTCTAAGAAGCTCATTCTGCAGTTCATCTAATTTTCTATCAATCTCATCCGTAGCCTTGTCATTATCTTCATTTAAGACGATAGCAATATTGTCCTGCAATATGGAGAGGAAAGTGTTCTTGCTGGCTAGTACCTCGTTGATAGCTTTTACAACCGCTGTTTGTAACGTTTCCTCATTAATAGTCGGAGAAGTACAGTCTGAACCTTTTTCCTCAAGTCTACTAACACATCTCCAGACAATGGACTTATATCCTCGGTTGTTCCAATGAACCCGCCTGTAAATTTCTCCGCACTCTCCGCAGTACACGATACTAGAAAGAGCGTATTTACTGCTGTATACTCTCTTCTTTCCGCCTTTTCCTGAATGCAAATTTGCTCTTCGAACCATTTCTTCCTGAACCTGCATGAAAATTTCACGCGGGATAATAGGTTCATGGCTGTTTTCTACATAATACTGAGGAACAATACCGTTATTAACCACCCGTTTCTTTGAGAGGAAATCAACTGTGTAAGTCTTTTGTAGTAGCGCGTCACCGATATACTTTTCATTTTGCAGTATCTTCCTCAGCGTTTCCGGTCTCCACTTTGGTTTATTGGCCGCAGTAAGAATTCCGTCTGCTTCCAGACCTCGTGCTATCTGCAGAAGGCTTGCTCCTTCAAGATACTCACGGTAGATACGCTTTACCACTTCCGCTTCTTCAGGAACAATAACCAGCCGTTTATTGTCGTCTTTCGTGTATCCTAAAAACCTCTTGTGATTGACTTGTATTTCCCCTTGCTGGTAACGGTATTGAATGCCCAGCTTCACGTTTTGGCTTAAGGACTGGCTTTCCTGCTGAGCCAATGATGCCATGATGGTGAGCATGATCTCACCTTTGGAGTCCATGGTGTTAATGTTCTCTTTTTCAAAGAAAACAGGAATGTTTTTATCTTTTAGCTGCCGGATATATTTCAAACAATCCAGCGTATTTCTGGCAAATCGGCTGATGGACTTGGTTATAATCATATCGATTTTGCCTTCCATACATTCTTCAATCATGCGGTTAAATTCCTCACGCTTTTTGGTATTTGTTCCCGAGATTCCATCATCCGCAAATATTCCGGCCAGCTCCCATTCGGGATTATTATTAATGTAGTTCGTGTAATGCTCAATCTGCACCTCATAGCTGGTAGCCTGCTCATCGCTGTCAGTAGATACCCGGCAGTAAGCAGCGACACGTAGTTTCGGTCTAGTTTCGGTTTTTATGTTATTTCCAATACGGGTACGTGCCGGTATTACTGTAACATTTCTATTAATCGCCATCTATTGTCACCTCACTTTCTATTAAACTGTAAGCATATTCTGCTTGTTTAAATGGATCGTCATAAAGCTGTTTTGGTGTAGGGACTGTGAAATTCAGAGATTGGGATACATCCTCTTTCATTTTGGGTTTTCGTATTCTGCCAAGCATCTGAGCCCGCCTTAACCTTTCTGCCTGGGCCTGTTCAAAAGTGTATTTGTCGATAATCGGAGGATAGTACTCATCCCCAAGATACTTCTTATTCGTCAGCATTTTGGTAATAGTTGCATGATAACGGTTAATACCTGCTTTTTTCGAAGCATCTCTTAAAGAAAGTCCCGAGAGATATGCTTGATACAAATTCCTTATCTGTACTGCCTTCATCTCATCGATGACTGCTTTTCCATTTTGGATAACATATCCGTAAGGTGTATGACCCACTTATCTCACCAGCCTTTCCTTGAGCGTAACTCCGCATTTCATTTTGAAGCCTATCTCCGCCTGTGAGAAAACAATGATTTTTTCTACATATCGGTTAAAAAGTTCTTCATCAAAGCAATCAATTAAATCTGCCTTTGCAACATACTTTAAGAGCTGCTCTACTTCTGCCACCATAGTCATTCCACCGTTAATTGAACGGGAAAGGGCTTCTTTTTGGTCTTTCAGCATTTCTGCTTCCTTACACAGTACATAATTCTGTTTATTAAAAAGAGCAGGTTCTAGGTATCCTTTTGTCATAAGACTCATCAGCACCTGACTCCGCTTCATATTATCTTCGATCTTCGTTTCAAGTTCCTGCATTTGAACAAGATTATCTGAATAGTTTACCGCCCTTAAGCTTTGTAATAATGGTTTAAGAACAATCTTATGCCCGAAGATGAGCTTATTGATCATAGTTACAAAGGCCTGATAAATTGCGTCCTCTCGAATAAAACGCATCGAACACGCTGTAACAGTGCGGATATGTTTGGAACAGCACCAGGCAATATATTTGCCATTGCCGCTGCCATGAATTCTTCGTTTAAAAGTACTCCCACATTCAGAACACCTTATCTTTCCAGAGAGGGGATAGCGGTTTAGGTATTTGCTGCTTCCTTTTTTGACTCCTTTTTCTTTTCCACGTTGGTTTAAAACCTCTTCTACAGCTTCGAAATCCTCTTTGCTGATAATTGCCTCATGGTGATTTTCAATTAGGTACCGATCCCTTTCGCCGTAGTTATAATGCCTGTTAAAATGCTCATCCGTATAGGTTTTTTGTAGTATCACATCACCGATATACTTTTCATTGCCAAGAATGCCTCGAATGGTAGTAGCCGTCCAGTGATTTCCCCTCTTCGCAGCAATCCCATCAGCATTCAAGCCATCGGCAATTTTCTGGGTTCCTTTCCCGGATAAGGCTTCAGAAAATATACGCTTAATAACTTCTGCCTGTTCTTTATTTACAACAATATGACCATCCACATAATCATACCCGTAGGGCGGATATGACAGCTTATATGTCCCATTTCTAAACCGCCTCTGAATGGACCATTTATTATTCTCTGAAATAGAAATAGATTCGCTTTCGGCTAAGCTGCTTAATATAGTCAGCATCAGCTCACTGTCCATGGAGCCGGTGTTGATGTTTTCCTTCTCGAAGTAAATGAAGACTCCAAGATCCGTCAGCTTTCTTACAAGTTCCAGGAAGTCTGTAGTATTTCTTGCGAATCTGCTGATGGACTTAGTCATAATAAAATCTATCTTCTTGTTTTCACAGTCTGATATGAGCCGTAACAATCCCGTCCGCTTCTCTTTTTTCGTGCCAGTAATTCCTTCATCATAATAAATGCCTGCAAACTCCCATTCCGGATTTGCCTTTATATAGGATTCATAGTGATTCTTTTGAGTTTCAATGCTGACTAACTGTTCATCGCTGTCTGTAGAAACTCGGGCATAAGCAGCAACTCGCAGTTTTGGTTTCATGGCGGCAAATGCCCTATCTTCTGATATTTTCGTTACCTTTCTCACCCTTTTCACCTCCCCTCGGGTATGTGACATATTACCTCTGAGTACCCTGTATATCAAGGATTTAAGGCATTATCTGTGCTAACATAGGGGAGAAAGATCTGCGATTAAGAGCCATAATTTTGTTAAATTCCACTTCCGAAATAATGCCTTTTTTCATCATCTGTTGGAGTATCTTTTCTGCTCTCCAGTAATCGAATTCCCTTTGAAGTTCATCTTCCGTCAAAGGCTTACGTTTTGAAACGGACGGTGTATTTGGCATATCTGTAATTTTTGTAATTTGCATATAGGTTGACCTCCAAATCTGCAGGAAAGGTTCCTGCACCTATATGCAAAAAAACAGTGCTATTCGAACCCCTAAAAGAGCATAAAAAAATAGCTCGAGGAGCTTTCATACCCCCCGAGCCATACATATCATCAATCGTATTTTATATAGGCGTCAGTAAACCCTGCCTTTTTTGCCCTCGCAAGTTGTACCTCGGCATTTGCTTTAACGGAATAAGCCCCAATCTGAACCCGATAGTACTTATTTGTTTTCGGTGTTGAAGGCTTAATCTCATTTTCTAAAGCCCTCTTTACATCGGCTCTAAAAGTATCCATGCTTTTACTATACTTAGAAAACCAGTTTTTTGGATCTCCATGATTACTGGCTATTCCTTTCTGGTATCCCTCATAGTGGCCGATGATATCCTTCTCGGTAAAACCGTAAAGCTTGCAAAGATACACGCAAAGTTCAATAGCTTCGTTGTAAACGGCACTAAAATACGAGGCATCGGTTAGGCTGTCCTCGCAAATCTCAAATCCAATATGTGTATCATTGGCGCTGCCTCCCGCATGCCAACCTCTGTAATTCCACGGAAGCGTCTGATAAGTGGCGATGCTTCCATCTGCCAATTTACCGATAAAGCCGTGGACGCAGACCTGCCGACCATCTGGTTTGTCTTGGTTCCAATGATTGTTATTCTGGTTTTTCCCAAGCAAGCCATCGTCCGGTCCAACATAGCGCTTCAGCCATGGATTATTCACTCCTGTCGAGTGCACCATGATGCCCTTCGGCGTGATTGTTTTGCCTGCCTTAAAACAGGCATTATTCGTAAGTATCAGCTTGCGCAGGTTCATAATAGATTCCTCCTTGCATTTTTCTTACACCTCAGCTGAAGGCGGCTTCGTGTCATCCCGCCCGTGCAGCTGCTGCAGTACCAACTTTAATTTTTCGGGGATTGGCAGTCCTAAGTGTGCTGCGTTTTCCAAAAGGGATATACCTTCGTTACTCAGGTAAAAGAAGATCACCGCAGTACGGACTGCACCGCCGCCAGTATCCCCGGCGACCCCTAGTATTTTTGTGTCGAGGATATGTCCCACACCTACCAGTGCAAAGATGAGTACTTTTTTTGCAATTCCCTTTGCGCCAATTTCACTGCATAAATTCTTATCCACTACGGCGCAAAGCACGCCGGTTAAGTAGTCGACAGCGACAAAGGCTATGAGTGCGTAAAGAAAACCGTCAAGTCCTCCGAGAAACCATCCCAGAAACGCACCGACAGCGGTAAAAAATATCTGTATCCAGTTCCAAACCGTATTCATGCTTAAGACCTCCGTTCATGCAATTGTGTATATAAAAACACCCCCAAGCAGGGGGAAAATAATTTTGAGCCTAAAGCGTAAGTATCAGATCATGAAGCTGCTGCATAACTGCAGCTTTTGGGCGGCCAGTTCCGATGGGCAACCAAGTAACATCTGGGTAATCAAAGTCTGACGAGGAGTCAAAATTGTTTAGTAGTGTGATAATCGGTTCTATGGCTTTGCGAATCTCGATAATGTGGAACGGCCAGTTCTTGATGCTAGTCTTTCCCGCCACAATTTCCTCGCTCCAGCTTACCGGTGCCATGCCATAATACTGGCGAACGGTATTGACGGCAGTTCTAAGCGTTAGGATATGCGCGGCCTTTACCCGTGTCATGTCCGCAGAGATTGTCTCAAAGGGCGACGGTAAAATCGTAAAGGTACGAATAACCTCCGGACTTGGTGATTCAATGTCGCTATCCAGACAACGAAAGGTTACCGTTTTGTTCCCGGTAGTCATGGTTTCAGCCTTATACACCGTATGAGCCACATTTCCAAGATAACCGCTCGTTGAAAACAATTCAGGATTGCTCACACTGTCCTTCCATGGCCCTGATCCTATCTTCACGCTCACAATCTGAGTCTGTCCGTCAGGCTCTACGCCGGTGGTAATAAGGAATCGCGGATTGATGTTGTAGGTCGCGCTCCCCGATAATGGGCATTCAATTATGGGTGTAGCTGGCGGACTGTTTTTCTTAACCGTATTACTAACTACATAAGCAGATACAGCACCCAATATATCCGTAACATTAATACGGTAGCGAGTGTAGGTTCCAGCTATACTTGATGGTGTCGCGGTATAGGTGCCGGAAGTGGCGGAACTTAGAATAGTAGTAACATATTCGTAAACCGACCACGAAACGCCATCGGTGGAAGTACTCTGCTGAATGACATATTGCTTGATGGTGCTGGTTCCTGGTGCTGCTCCGCTCCACGTTAGTGTTACGGTGTTTACTTCGTAAATAGCAGGATGAGCGGTAAAAGATGACGGCGCAGTTGGAAGGGTGTTTTTACGGACATTGTTACTCGAAACCGTCCAGTCAGAATAATAGTTTTCACCGGCTGTACCCCGCGTTTGTACACGAAAACGACGGTAGTCGCCGCGTATAGTAGGAGGACTGACGTTCACACTGCCACTGGTTAATGTGCTGCTTACCGTAGTCAGTGCGGACCATTCTCCCCATGTGCTATTATCAGATGAATCACTATACTGAATTTCATACGATGTTATAGCATTTCCCGCCCCACTTGACGCGCCGCTCCATAAGAGAGTGACGTTTCCTTCTGCAAGAGTTGCACTGACAGAGCACGAGGTCGGAGCACCGCAAGCCGTGATATCACAGTAAATGCTATTGCTGACTTTTTCGATGGAATAAACGTCCAGCGCGTCAATTGTCCAAATCCCATATTGGGTATAAGTTCCAGGTGTTCGCGATACTTCCGGGTTATACGTTCCACTGCTGGCTGATAAAAGAAGTGTAGTCAGTACAGTCCATGAAGTCCAGGTGCTGTTATCCGTTGATGTCCGACTTGCGATCATATAGCCCTTGATTGGGCTTGTGCCGCCCGATGCTCCGCTCCACGTCAGCGTAATCATCTCGTCGCTGTATGTGGCGGGAGATGCAACAGCCGTCGTTGCTGGACTCGGAGCTATATTTCTGCGGACGGAGTTCGTAGATATTTTCCAGCCGGAATAATAGCTTGCCCCCGCCGTACCGCGTGTCCTCATCTGAAATCTGCGGTAATATCCCTGCGTTGGGGAAGGCGCCACCGACACGCTCCCGCTGGTGGCCGTAGTGGTCACCGTAGTCAAGGCAGTCCAATGTCCCCACGTAGAGTTATTGCTGGATTCGCTATACTGTATCTCATAAGAGGAAATGGCATTGTTTGTACCGCTCGTCGCTCCGCTCCAAGAGAGGGTGACGTTACCTTCTGCGAGAGTTGCGCTGACCGAACATGATGTCGGTGCGCCGCAGGCAGTAGTCAAAAGTGGAGAACTTAACACCGTATAGCTGGAATTAGTAATCACGCCGGAGGTTAGTGGCAAACGTCCATCGGATTCGACTTTGAACGTCACCGGCTGTGTTGTATTACCCGTAGTGGAAGCGCATGTCACCGAAACATATCTTATTCTCGGCGTGGTTCCGTCCCAATTGTCACCATCCGCCGCCTTAATACGCACCTGCGAGGACGAGCCGTTTACGGTCATAGTGCAAAGCAGGGCGTAGCCACTGTGAATGTAAGATCCTGATGAACTGAGCGCAGCGGATATGGTGAAGTTGTATGTCATCTGGTTGTTGTTCGGGCGGCTCTTAGTATAGGTGATAGTGTAATAAACGGTCGGGCTGGAGCCCGCCTGCAGTGTTACGCCGTTAATATCCGCCAATGTCATTCACCTCCTATTCATAGACTGCCGTCACCAGCGAATTGACCGTCCCGCATAGGGTGGTATTTAGCCGGGTGTCAGTAATGTTATTTGCGACGATTGATGTGGCAGCAGCCGGTATAAGCACGTCTGCAATACCAAGTTCATAGACATCGCTGGTTCTTGTCAGCGCAGGAGCTACCGGTGTCGCGGCAGGAACCCCTGCAACAACCGCAAGGTGAATGCTTCGAGTGATGCGGCTTAAGCGCACCACAATCCGGTCAATGCGGGGATTACTTCCGTTTGCCGTTGCAAGCGGCAGGTTTAAATCCTCTGTATTCTCATAACGGTATCCGTTGATCCATGCACTTCCCGGTGCTACGCTCACTGCCAAGCCGATTCCGGGTGAGACCTGCAGGTTTGTCGCAACCGAGTAAAAAATGCCGTTTGAGACCAGGCTCCCAAAATATGCCGCGAAATCCGTCGCGTCATAGACCCGGTCACCGCTGGATGAATTGAAAAAACCACTTTTCTCCATACACCACTTCCTCCTTTTTAAATAGTTTTCGTATACTCTATAATCACGTAGCCCGTATATGCTGTCCGGTCATTGCCGGGTTCTATAACAATATTGGTTTTATCCGCGTAGAGACCGATTTGTGAGGCAAAGTTGTTGTACCGCGCAAGCGGTAAAGGCAAGAAGACCGTCCCGTTTGTCGCAAAACCGGATAAACTGACAACAGTGCTGAGATTTGATATGCCGTGCGCTACGCTTCCTGGTGTCGCATTCGGAAGCGAACCGAGATTTATCACTTTGCGATAAATCGTCTTGCCGTCTATCCATAGGCGGCCCGTATTTTGTTCTGTCGTGGAGTAGTCGGTTAAAGCCGCCGCAATTTTGGCAGCGGTAATCGTGCGATCCGCAATCTTCGCGCCTGTGACTGCTGCATTTGCAAGCTTCGCCGTGGTTACTGGTTCGTTGTTGATGTTCAGCCAGCTCGCCTGACCGGACGGGTTGTTATATACAAAAAGAGAAATCACATAAAACGTCATGGTATTCCGACTAATAAAAAAGCCCATTGCCCGCTGATAGCCGTTTCCCGTATTGTCTCCGTTGTGCTTCATCAGAAAGACGTGTCCATCATCGCTTGGCTGGTCGCTGAACTTGTTGCCGCTCCACGATGTGAAGTACAGAGCGTCTCCTGGGACCATGTTGTGCAAGGCATATTGACCGACCGATGTAGTCCCTTCACCTACAGATACTTCAAGAGCGGGGAGTTTTCCGAAAAGATTGTTGATGGTGTCTACAACGTTATCCCCCTGGATTTCCACGTCTACATCCGTCAAGTTGCCCAGCGTTTCCTCTACAGCACCCAAGGTTCCCTCTACGGTGCTCAGGGCTTCCGCCACCTCGGATATACCGGTCTGGGCTGATAGTGCCGTTTTAACTTGGCTCATATCAGAGCGGATTTTCTGTGCTATTGTAAGTTCAGCCTTCCCAAACACCACGCTGATACTCTGGCCTTCAGCGTCATATGTTTCTTCGACTTCGGTGATGCGTGTTGTCATGGATACGCCCCATGTCTTCGAGATGATTTTAACGGTCTGTCCAAGGTCGAAGTCTATCTTGTATGTGAGATTGCCGTGAGGGTTGACCGATGTGTCGAACGAATAACGTATCGCCAACTCGCTCAGCTTGCTCTGACCCCGGAAGGTCAACGCACGGATGTAATCCTCTCCGAAGTCGTCTGCTCGCAGGTCTTTGGCGTCCACGAAGATCTCGCGGCGGGTCTCCCCAGAACCGCTTGTAATGGCGACAAATGTCCGATCTGCGCCTTCACCCTCGCCTCCGATAAGCGCGGTGTTGGCATAATCCATCGCACTCTCTCTATATATCTGTTCAGTCAGGTTCTCGTACTCCTTGGAGAACACCGCCTGGGAATCGACTCCGTTATACAGCGTCACCGTAAAGATACCTTTCGCCGGAGTGAATACAGTCTTGATGCCGATATCTGAAGCGTCACAAAGTTCCGTTACAACCTCCATTAGGTTTCGGTATGAAATCTGGGCGCTGATTGGTATGTTAAGACACGGAGATGAGAAGTTTATGCCGGTGATTTGCCGCTCCGTGTCGGAAGGGTTAATAAGGTTGTTATTTAAAAGCTGTTCCACACAAGCCGAAAGGTCACCAGACAGCTTCTCCGTTTTCCACACAATGCGCCGGGCGAGAAAGGAGGTAGCGAAACGGCCGCTTACAGTGATGATCTCCCGGTCGGTCTGAGACAGTTCAAGATGCTCGATAATCCCGGCTTCCTCGTCATCGCTCTTCCAGATAATATTCCCTTCCTGCAGGAGCGCAGAGTTTTCCGTTGTGGCTATAGCTTTTAGTTCAAAAGAACCACATTGCGAGTAACGTCGCGTCCAGCGCAAGTATTCGAATGACTCCACGATACCCGCAAGCTCTCGGTTTGAATTGTAGATATACAGTTCCATACTCACACCCCCAGAAACTGCGGCCGGTAGTAAATGCTAACCTCCAGCAGTTCCATATTGACTGAAGCGTCGTAACGCAAGGTGTTATGTCCTGCGGCAAGCTGGAAGAACGCCGAATTGGTGTCCAGCAGCGAAAAAACATTCGTTACCGTCGAGCCATCGATCCTGACTACGCGCTTACCAGCGAAATGGGTATATACACGCAGTTCATCTCCTGCGCTCATCGTCGTTAAGAGACGGATGTATTCCCCGGTATCCATGTTCAGCAGTTCCGGGTTCGTCACCGTACCCAGTGCCCGGAACACGATCTCACAACCACAGGACACATCACCGATGTTGTCCACCGTGATGATTTGGCTGGGTTGGCGCATTCCAAATTCCATGCCACTTTCGGGTATTTCCAGTTCAAACTCAAACAGTGGTATCCAAGACGCTAATTCCTCACGCACCTCATCCGGCATCTCGAAGAAGGGTGACGGGCAGAGCAGGCTGACAAAAAATTTGGGTATCCGCTGCCGGGTGGAAACGGTAAAACCTGCCTCCTCCACCACACAGGAAATTTGCCATCCCCGGTACAGGAGCGTCCCGCGCAGCTTCGGGTTGAATATCTGGAGGAATTGCTTTCTCCTCATATAGGTCTCGTCGGGTGTATCCGCTATGACCGTACCCTCCAGCGTGATGTTGCGCATATCCAGCGTGGAGGAGATGTAAAAAGCGCCGTCTTGCTCCGGCGCTTTGAAGGTGTTGACGGTCTGGCGTATGTTGCCAGTGCCGTCTATCTTGGTAAGAAAATACGGGCGGCTCTGTTTGAGCGTGATGCTCTCGCCGCCTGCGTTGGTGTATGTCAATTCCATAGCCGTACCTCCCCCTTTAAAATTCAAGGGCCAGTTTACGCGACAGGTTCTTGAACTCCCTCGCCAGTTCTTTTTCAGATAGGGCCTTAGGTGTCACCACTGAGATATTTTGCGTGATGCTTGTACCAGCAGGAACAGCGTCGCCCTGCCCGGATATACGTCCGTAATTCAAATTAAAGCTTGTGGGTATAGCGTTTTGCATATCCCTTGAAACTGCTGCCATTGCATCCTCAAAGCCCACGCCGATGCCTTCGCCCATATTTCGGCCAATTCCGGCAAACAGAGTTGAGGGAGAATGGATGCCGAAAAAGTCCTTAATCCGGGACACAACATTCCCGAAAAACCCTGATATTTTATTCCACAGCCACGCCCCTGCGTCCGAAATCCCCTGCCACAAACCTTTGATCAGGTTGCCTCCTACTTGGGCCATTTGGCTTATATAGCCCGTAAACGCTTTAACCAATCCGGCTATGATCTGCGGCACTGCCTTTACTACCTGCACAATTATCGTGGGCAGGTTTGCAATCAGTGCGACAAACAGCTGAACACCCGCTAGAATGATCTTGTCAATGTTACCGACGATGGCGTTCACTAGCGAGGTTACAATTTTGGGAATTGCTGTGACTACAGTGGTTATAATCTGCGGAAGTGCCTGAATCAGCGAAACCAGAAGCCGAATACCTGCATCTATAATCATAGGAATAGACCCGATTACTGCGCTGATGATGCTGTCGATGATTTGCGGAATCGCCTTCACAATCGCAGTAATAATGGTAGGCAATGCTGTCACCAGTGAAGTCAGCAATTTAATACCTGCATCGATGATCTGAGGGATGGATTTTATCAGAAAATCCACCAGCGCTGCGATGATGGCAGGAAGAGCAGCTATAAGCTGAGGTATTGCATCCACCAGCCCCTGAGCCAATCCAATAATCAATTGCAAAGCTGCGTCCAGGATCAAGGGTATGTTTTCAATCAGTCCCCGGACAATTTGCATCACAGCGGACACGGCAGCTGGTATCAACTGTGGCAGGGCTTTTGCGATACCATTTACAATTGTGCCTATCATCTGCACTGCGGCTGTGGTGAGCGCAGGTAAAGCTGCAATAAGGCCATTCACCAGCGTCATCAACAGAAGCACAGCCGCCTCGGTGATTTGCGGAAGTGCAGCAGTCAAACCCTGCACCAGCGAAATGATGATCTGAGAAGCCATATCAACCACTATGGGAAGCTGCTCCGAAATAAACTTTACAGCTTCCTGCAGAATACTGCCGAAAGCGTCGATTAGCCCCTTTGCGCCATCCTTCTCGAAGGCGACAGAAAGTTCCTCGACCCAGCCATTTACCATTGGGAGAACAGTACCGGAGAGCATTGTGCTTAATCCTTCAGCGAGTTGTCCTTTTAGGGACGCTACGTTGTCCTCCAAGGTTGACAGCTGCCCCGACAAGGTCTTTGACTGAGCTTCCATGGCACCGTAAAAACGTCCTCCTTCAGCGGTTGCCGATTCGAAGGCATCTGCCAGCATTTCAGTCGAAATACCACCCTTGGCCATTTCTTCTTTTAGTTCACCGATGGATTTGCCCGTTTTTCGGGAGATTTCCTCAAGAGGGTTAAATCCGGCATTAATCATCTGCATAAGGTCTTGACCGGTGAGCTTACCCGTTGAGGAAGCCTGTGCAAACGCTAAAGTCAGACTCTTGAAGTTTTCAACATTGCCTTGGGAGATATCACCGAGCTGCTTCATGTGTTTTTGCGCGTCCTCAGCAGTCATTCCAAAGCTCATCAAAGTCTGAACCGCACTCGCGAGGTCTTGCATCCCAAATGGCGTAGCGGCAGCTTCCTTTTTTAAATCGTTGACTAATTTTTGCGCCTTAGCTTGATCACCCAACATAGTGGTAAAGGAGGATGTATAACTTTCCATCTGCGCATTGTACTCAATACCGTCCTTCATAGCCCCAATAAAGGCTTTGCCAATACCGGCGATAGCACTGCCCAGTGCTTTAATGCCACCAATAATCGCCTCGGATAGGAGATTGGCTTTTAGCATATCGCCAAACACAGAGGTTTTCTTACCCGCATCGTCCACTTCGTCGCCTAGATTATTCACATTATCAGCAAGATCATTAGCAGCATCAGCGGCATCTTCCATGTTCTGAGCACTATCGTCCGTACTGTTGGCATGGTCATGCAGTACTTTGTTGTTTTCTTCCAGTTCCCGTTCCATGCCGTTGAGTTCTGCTTGGGCTTTGTTAAGCTGTATCTGCCAGTTCTGCGTGCGCCGGTCGTTCTCGCCGAAGGAAGATGAGGCATTATCTAGCGCGGCTTTGAGGGTTGAAATCTTTTCTTTCTGCACATCAATTTCTTTATTTAAAACCGCATTACGAGCGGTGAGTGCCTGTACAGACTTGTCATTTTTATCAAATTGACTGGTCACAAGGGTCATCTCGCTGCCCAGAACCTTAAATGCCTGATTGATGTCCGCGAGAGCCTTTTTAAATTCCTTCTCGCCCTCAATGCCGATTTTTAACCCAAAATTATCCGCCATGCCTTCACCTCCTCCTATATACCCGGCGGTATAATATCATCAATCGTACGGTTTTTCTTTGGCTTCTCGATGCCAAGGAACTGCTTGTGACAGGCCCATAGGTCTAGAAACAGACCGATAGGCATAAGCCAAAAACCCTCGTCACTCATGCCCATCTGCACCGTGCCATAATAATAAAGCCGGGTAAAGACTTCCTCGTCCGTTACCCGACTTCCGCGTTTTTTGGGGTTTCTTCTTGGCTTTCCACATTGCGCTTTGTGCCCCTGAACATCGCTTCGGTTATAGCATTTTTATATGCCGCCAAGTCTAGCGGCGAGGTAAGAAGCTCAACCTCCTCCTCGGTAAGCAAATCCTCAGGTGTATTCTTATTTTTGAGGTTACGGATAAGGATGGACTGGTTGGCTAAAAGTGTTAAAAGCCAAACAATCTCATCCAATGCCATCTCAAAGTTTTCTGATTTCATTAGTTTTTCTCCGAGGTTTTCAAGCCCGCCGTAACGACTCGCAATCATTTTTGTCGCGCGAGTGGTTAGAATTAGTTCATGCTCTTTGCCGCCGATATTAATGACGGCACTTCTCTCATTATCCATAGTTAGCCCTCCTAAGGTTCCGGCGTGTAAACCGGTTCGTAGACCTGCGAGAACCAGCCGGTGATGGTAGCGGAAGAAACACCTGGGTCGCCTTCGGTGACCTCAGCTTTCCATGGGTGCTTGCCCATACCGTCAAGCTTATTCCTGCGCATAACCGTCCCCTCGATGGTGGGCGTGGAGAAGGTGATGGAATCAGCCTTGGTCTGCAGGTTCGTAGCAGGGAGTCCAAACTTCACGCGGTAGAGCCAGAAATAACGGTATGTGCCGTTAGCCTTCTGTGCGCGGAAGCCCACCGCAACGGGTGTCCCCACGTTCTCGCTGGCCGAAATCAGTACGCCATTGTCGTCCGTGGTGGCGCCGGTCAGATCCGCCGCAACCGTGGGGCCGATGTCATCTACTCCAAGGGTAAGTGTACCGCTGTTGAAGTCCTTGACGACCTCGGCAGCGCCATCATCCGCATACAGGATCGCCTCCACCAGTTCCACCGAGAGCTCAGCGGTAATGGCTTTGGCGAGGACGGTAGGCGGTCCGTAGGTTTCTTCGCCGTTGACGTCCTCGGTTATTTTTGAATAGTACAGTCTGTCAAGACCGATAGTTGCCATAGTGTTATTCCTCCAATCCATAGTTTTTCGCCACGTCGATGGCGTAATGGTGATACCCTGTATCGTCCTCGTGACCGATATATCGGTGTTCAGTCACCGTGAAATCCGCATTCAGCAAAGCCGTTATGATCTGCTTTTTGCGCAGCCGGTAGTTGCCCTTTGAAAACAGCGATATCCGCGCTTCCTGCACCTCAAACCCGGGGCGGTTATCCGCGTGGACTTCGAAGATGTCCGAAAGCGGGAGAATGACGACATACTCATCCGGTGCCTTGCCTGAAAAAACGCCGGTCTCCACGGGAAGCGGTATGGCAGATACAAGGGTATTCAGTTCCGATAAAATGCTCATAGCTTGCCGATCTCCTCCTCCAGTTTAGCGATCATCGCATCGGTGCAAGGTTTCCGGGACGCGGTTCTCGCAGGCTTCAGGAAAGGTTTTGCGGGCTGGCCGTGTTTGCCGTATTCGATGATGTTGGCAATTTTGGCGTTGCTCCCTCCATCCGAACGCGGCTCTGCAAAACCCACTTTCACATTATAGTTGCCATCCCTATCCTGCTTTGCAGCCGTGACACCAAGGGAAGAGAGCAGCTCGCCCGTGGACTCGGAAGGGTATTTCGTGTTCTTGCCGATCACCATGCGCAGATTGCCTTTGACCTTCTCCAGCACAACAGCACCTCCGACTTCCAGCACCTTGGGGATGATCACGTCGGTCTGGTCGGCCAGCCGGGATACCTTCAAAAGGAAGTCCTCCGGCATCTTTACGTTGACTTTTGCCATATCCATCACCTCACAGTAGGTTCCAGCTTCTCGGCCAAAACCTCAACATACATTCCCCGACCTCTTACATCCTCAACATTTAGAACCCGGTACCTGCCGTCAGCACAGACAATGATCATTTCCGTTGTGATCTTAAGTCCAGAGATTTTCCTGAACCTAAACAGTGAGGATGCAGAGGAAAACGCCGCCATATTTGCCCACCACTCGTTACCGTGCCGATCTTCTTTATAAGCGCGCATACTGGCAAGGATAGTGTCACTTGTTCTGGCAAAACCCTCGCTGTCCTTGGCCGTAACTGTACTTATAATGTCAATGAAGGTGGTCATCTTTCCGAAACTCATATTCATACACCCCACTCCCGGTCAAGCCGCAGGAGCATATTGACCGTGTTCCATACCTGCTGACCCGCCTGTACATTGTCCGCAAAAAATCCAGCCGTCGAGCCATCCCTGCTTTCATAGAAATGGCTCGACAACATAATCACTGCTTGTTCTGTCGTAGGCGGCATGGCATGGGTTTCATAATAACCCTCAGGGATATGCTGATAACTCTGCGCATAGGACACGGCAGCGGTGATGAATCCAATAAGAAGGTCATCGTCCTCGTTATGCGTCAAGATTAAGTTCGCCTTTACCTTAGGTAAGAGATTATCTGCTACTGCCATGCCGCCAACCTCCTTTTATATTCCACCTTCATCGGCTTCCATCAGCCCCGCCGCTTTCAGTTTAGAGAGCAGTGCATTGAAGTCAGCTTGGAGAGTGGCCACATCTGTGGCAGTGCTATCCATCTGGTTCTCGGCAATAGGGAGCCCTTTTACAGAGGCTCCCGGCAGGATTTCCAGTTCTCCTCCAATTACCCACTTCTCGCCGCCCTGTTCCATGTAGTTCTTCGTGTTATAACTCATAGCTTTAGCCCTCCGTTATGCCTTCTGCTGGAGCACCTTGACGGCCTCTGGCAGGATAAGCTTGCCATCCACACGTTGAGTAGCGATGAAGCCCACCTGTCCCGTAGCGGCAAAGAGTTCATTTAAACGCTTGAATACTCGTCCCTGACGGTCAGCCACCCAGTAATAGCCAAAGTCGCCGAACACCACGGTCTTTGCCCCTGCCGCAATGGTGGGAACATATGCCGAGGTGTACAGCGGACGGTTGAGGATGGTATCGGGTGTTCCCGCCTGGATGGATGGCTGCCAGAGGTACTGCCCATTGCCGTCTTTCAGCTTGCGGATGGCCTTAACAGTGGCATCGTTCATCACAAAAACCGCATTATTGCGGTAAGGTGCTTTTAGGCTGTAGAACAAATCCAACATCTCGTCCATCGTAATGGCTGTCGCACTTCCTGCGGTCACACCAACCTGCCCGCCTCCCGTGGAGTTCAGAAGTCCCGTCGGCTTTCCTATACCATCACCAACGAAGAAGGCTTCCTCCTCCTTGTTACCAATACGCCTTGCAAACTCTTTCGTAATATAGCTTTCAAGATTGAAAACGGAATCGTTTAAAAGTTCCTCGGAGACCTTAATCATCGTCGCCAGCTTGTAGGCACCAATGGAAACCTGCCCGAAGCTGTCATCACTTTCAGGGATAACTCCCTCCTCATCAACCCAGCTTGCAGTACCTTTGCTTGCCACTACAGGAATTTTGCGGTCACCGGAAGAGGTGGTGATAACATTGGCCAGCTTACGGAAGATATTTTCTTCCTCCAACGCTTCCACAAGGGTGCGCTCGAATTCGTCCGGCACGAGATAACCACCTTCGGAATCAGTGCCAATCTTCAGGGCATTCCTGACCTCATAACTGACATTGTCGCGCATAGCGTTCCAGAATGCCTTTTTATATTCAGCGCTAGCACGGCCGGTTTTTTCATCACCAGTTCTAGTGGGTGAGTTAGTAATAGGGTTACTGGTCGATTTCTCCAATTCAAGATCGATAGCCGCCTGACGCTCCAGACGCTCGATTTCCTTGCCGAGTGCCACGACGTCAGCTTCCATCTTGTCATAGGTAGCAGTATCCTCGGCAGACAAAAGCCCATCTCCGCCACGTTTGGTATCAAGGAACGCCTTGGCCGCGTCCCATGCCTTAGCGCGCTTCTCGCGCAATTCCAGAATTTTGCTCATTGTGATTTCCTCCTTCAAATTAGTGAGAAATTAAAGAAAGCCGCTTATACAGCGACTCTATCGGGGTACCAGTTTTCGGTTGTTGGTGCTTCGGCAGCTTGCGGATAAGCGAGTTGGTGACTGCCATCCGGCTAAAGATGAGACTATCCGCCAAATCAGGCTGCTCACTCTCCATAAACATGACCTTGTCGGCGAAACCAAGCTCAATGGCTTTATTCGCATTCATCCACGTCTCCGCATCCATCAGATGAGAGAGTTTGGTGCGGGAAAGTCCTGATTTCAACTCATAGGCATTAATGATGCTTTCCTTAACCTCATCCAACAATGCTTTGGCACGCAGCATTTCTTCGCTGTCGCCGATGGCAATGGTCGAGGGGTTATGGATCATGAGCATGGATACGGGCGACATATACACTTCGCCGCCTGCCATTGCTATGACCGAGGCGGCACTTGCCGCAAGCCCATCGATTTTTACAGTGACTTTTCCGCTATATTCCATAAGCATGTTGTAAATCTGGGCTGCTGCAAACACGTCACCTCCAGGCGAGTTGATCCATACTGTAACATTGCCGGTTCCAGCCATTAGTTCATCCTTGAACAGCTTTGGTGTGACCTCATCGCCCCACCAGGTTTCTTCGGCGATTATTCCGTAAAGATAGAGGGTACGTTCCTCATCGGAATCCCTTACCCAATTCCAGAATTTTCTCATTGTCCGTTATCCTCCTTGGCATAAAAATTTCCCGCTTGTGAGAGCGGGAGCATATTGCCGTTGACCAGATATAAGTCGCCGCCATCCTCAGCGGGGATGCGGTTCATGTCCTCCAGTTCCCGGATGTCATTTGCCGACAGCCAGCCATTCTGCCGCCCAACAGCGTAACCATTCATCCGGCTTTGGTAATCACCGCGAAGCAGGCCATCCAGGTTGAACTTGATGAACAGCGACGGCTTCTCGGAAGGCAGGATGAGCGACTGCTGAAGCGACTGCTCCCAGCGCACCACCCACGGGTTAAGCGTATACTTCACAAACTCAAGGCTCTGCTGCTCGATGTTGGAGAAGCTGGACTTCTCAAGGTCGCCCACCATATGGGGCGGTATCCTAAAAATGCGGGCGATTTCATTGATTTGGAACTTCCTCGTCTCCAGAAATTGCGCTTGCTCCGGCGGGATGCCAATAGCCTGAAACTTCATTCCTTCCTCCAGAACCGCCAACCTGTGTGCATTGCCACTGCCTTGATAGGCACTGTTCCAGCTATCCTTGACCCGCTGGATGTCCTTGATCACACCCGGATGTTCCAGCACACCGCCTGGATTGGCACCGTTGGCGAAGAACGTCGCGCCGTACTCCTCAGTGGCAAGTGCCATGCCAATGGCATTTTTTGCCATTGCAATGGGACTATAACCAATGAGTCCATCAAAGCCTAGGCCGGGAATGTGGAGTATCTGATCCTTACGAAGTATGACATAGCCGCCTTTCGGCTTTTGACCATTTTCGTCGGCGTCGCGGTAATAGGTGTATATCAGTTCGCCATTTTGGGCTCGGCTGACTTCCATCTTGTTCGGGAGCAGAGGATATAGTGCAACTGCCTGCCCACGCCCATTTCGAACCACTTGTGCGTAAGCATTGCCCCAAAGTAAAAGATGACTCATCAGTGTTTCTCGAAAGACGAATGAAGTCATCTCCGGATTGGGTTCGTTATGGAGCAGATAATACAGCGGGTGCTGACTTATGCGTTCTTTGCCACCGTCCAATCGGTAACGATAAATGTGCAGTGGCAGTCCAGCTATGGCTTCAGCCAGAATCCTCACGCAGGCATACACTGCCGTGGCCTGCATGGCAGTCCGCTCGTTAACCGTTTTGCCCGACGTAGTGCCACCGAACAGAAACGAAAATGCACTGCCCACACGGTTTTGCGGTTTATCTCTTGAACGGAACAGTCCTTTTAATAGTTTCATAGGCATCACCTCCGAAAAACATTTTTCCACCATATCAACAATCGCTGAAGTTAAAGGATTAGTAAACCTCTCTCGTTGTACACTGAATTGCCGCCATTGCCGGAGCCGCAGCGGATGGCGCGGTCGAGTGCCATAATGGTCGCCACCGCACCATCTATTCTTTCTGTGCTTTTTTCCTTGTCCGGCTTTATGTTGCCCGCCGGGTCGGTCTTAATATAGATGTTATCCATCATCCACCGAAGAACGGGATGCCCGCCGTGGGCTATTTTCTCCTCCAGCGTCAACTTCATCAGTTCTTTGGTGGGCGGCGACATATCTTTAAATCCCTGACCGAAGGGAACCACCGTAAAGCCCAGACCTTCAAGGTTCTGTACCATCTGAACAGCGCCCCAGCGGTCAAAAGCAATTTCGCGGATATTGTACTTTTCGCCCAGCTCTTCAATGAACCGCTCAATATAGCCGTAATGTACCACGTTGCCCTCTGTGGTCTTAAGATGTCCCTGCTTCTCCCAAAGGTCGTATTGCACATGGTCTCGCCTGACCCGCAGATCGATGTTGTCCTCAGGCATCCAGAAATACGGAAGGACGATGTATTTATCGGTTTCTTCTTCCGGTGGGAACACCAGCACAAAGGCCGTAATATCCGTGGTGGAGGACAGGTCAAGTCCGCCGTAACATACCCGGCCTTCAAGACTCGCCGGATCAACAGGGAATGCACAGGCATCCCACTTTGCCATCGGCATCCAACGGACAGCTTGTTTAACCCACTGGTTCAGACGCAATTGCCGGAAGCTATTCTCCTCGGCGGGGTTCTGCTTAGCACTTTCGCAGGCAGCTTTCACCTTGTCGATGCCGACTGTGATGCCTAAGCTGGGATTTGCTTTCTTCCACACCTTAGGGTCAGTCCAATCATCCTCTTCCTTAGCCCCGTATATCACAGGATAGAAGGTAGGATCATACTTTCTTCCCTCTATGATGTCCAGAGCTTTTTGGTGCGTTTCGTAGCAGATACTCTGGGTGTCCGTTCCCGCCGTGGTGATAAGAAAATACAACGGCTGCATCCTCGCATCGCCAGAACCTTTTGTCATGACATCAAACAGTTTCCGGTTTGGCTGAGTATGAAGTTCATCGAATACAACACCGTGTATATTAAAGCCGTGTTTAGAGTAAGCTTCAGCCGATAGTACCTGATAGAAGCTGTTGGTCGGCAGGTATACCAGCCGCTTAGTGGAAGCCAGCAGCTTTACGCGCTTGTTAAGTGCAGGGCACATCCGTACCATATCGGCAGCGACTTCGAATACGATAGAAGCCTGCTGCCGATCGGCGGCGCAACCGTACACCTCTGCCCGCTCCTCACCGTCACCGCATGTGAGGAGAAGTGCGATTGCCGCAGCAAGCTCGCTTTTTCCCATCTTTTTAGGTATTTCTACATACGCCGTGTTAAACTGGCGGTATCCATTCGGCTTTAAGATACCGAACAAATCACGGACTATTTGCTCCTGCCAGTCGATGAGTTCAAAAGGCTTTCCCGCCCATGAACCTTTAGTATGGGAGAGCGCTTCGATAAAAGACACGGCGTAATCGGCAGCATCCTTGTCATAATATGACCCCTCAGCTATAAAGGCGGTCGGCTTATATTTTTTCAGTTTTCGCATAGGCACCGCCTCTCTTATGAAAATGGGCAAAAGAAAAAGAGCCTACTTAGAAGCTCTTTACATTTGCCCTGTTTTTATTGCTTAATTACAACGTTTCATTCCACTTCGCCGGTCAGTATGAAGTGGGCATATTCAGCTTTATGTTCTGTCAAATATACCACCAATTCATAAAAGCCGCGTTCATTGGCTTCATACTGGACTCAGTTCACATCAAACATGTTCGTAACCCCGCTTTCCCGGATGGAAAGGATTTGCTCCTTAATTCTCTCATTCACAGGCTGCTTCCTCCGTATCCACCGAGTCAGTTGTTGCTTTGCGCAGGATATCCACATCAAAGCCCGCGCTCTTATAGCCTTCCAAAATTGTACTGTAATAATAGCAACTCGGCTGACCCAGCGGTCTTCCATCGTTCATGATGTAGACCATTGCGGTAACGGATTTGCCGTTTAGCTTCACTTTCACATTTTCCTTGCGATAAAGGAACGGCCATCCCTCGTAGCGATCGAGTGCTGCTTCGTCGGCGGGCGTTATCTCCCAAACAAGCACAGGGACGCTGCCGCCTTTGAAAGGCTCAACGGTCGCCACAGCACCAGCATGTGCACCTCTAAAAAGGAGCCGCCAGCCTTTCATTTCGCTGGTGCCCAGCACCTTTGCGGTAGGGCAGCGTGACGCCATCTGCGAAAGGTTCAGATTGGAACCGTAAGCGATATAGAGTTTCTTATCCATAATCGATATCCTCTTTCCTCAAATTAGTCTTTTCGGGAGATTCAAGCCGCCCGAAACCGCCAGGCTGCCGAGCCGTCCAAATGAGCGGTTAAGTGTTCGCGGCAGTTTGCAAACTCCTCGCCGATGAAGCCAATGCGGTTAAGGTAAGTCCGCATGGCGAACTTCTCATTCTCAGTCTGCGGTTTCTTTGCTGAGGCACATTTCTGCGTCAGGGCCTGATGGTTAAGTGCCAGGGCAAGAACAATGTAGCTTCGGATCTTGCCCGCGTGGAGTTCGCTATTGAACCCCCGCAGTTCCACAGTGTGGTTGCCCGTGAAAAAGCTATGCAAATTTAGGAAGTGGTAGCGGCTGTGGTGGTAATGCCTGTCGCGGCTCTCGCTGTAGCCCGCGTACCAAATTTCCTCAATCTGTCTCATGGTCTTGGGTTTTTTGCGGTTCATCTTGTCAACCAGCAGGCTATCCATCTTCTTGCAGTAGCTCATCCGCTCAGGAGCAATTTGGAGCGCCTTGTAGAAAAGGTCGTTCTTGCTGACAATGATGTTAACAAAATTGCGGATGCTCCTAGGCGTGTGATTTGAGCCGTCAAGATGTATGTGAATCCCGCAGGATGGGTTGGCAAATGCTCCGGCCTTCCGAAGTTTGCGCACCAGTTCCTGCAAAGTATCAATATCCTCGCGGTAGGTAAGGATGGGGCTGACCAGTTCCACACTATATTCGCGGGTAGCTGCCACCTTCTTCCGACCTTGTTTCATTTGGCAGGAAATGCTACCATCGCTCATGAACCTCCAGACCCTGCCGTCCGGCGCGATGACTTTTTTGGTATCGTAATAATCGCCCGTGTTGGTGACTGTGCCTCCGAGGTACTCGGCCGCTGCCTTCGCCGCATCACCGCGCGTGATGCCCGTAAATTCAATTTCAATCCCGAATTTGTTTGTAAACATTGTGGTTTTCCTCCTTTTGAGTGGTGTGCGTTTGCCTTTCGGCATGTACATATATCACTCTAAAGGCCTTATATAGCAAGCATTATCAGAGGAAAAATCCACACAAATATATGGGTTGTGTATGTCTGCAAACTGTGTAATTTACAGTTTTCTAACAGCATCCTCACCGTATACGACACCGAGAGTTGAACCGCAGTCCCAACAGCAAAAGATAGTGCCGGTATCATCGATGAAGTCCACGGTGCCCCTATCACCTGGTTTCAGCTTGGAGTATGGATCATTCATACATACCAGTTCCACGCGTGTACCAGACGGGTATTGCTTGCGGAGCCGCTCCACAATCTCCATTGAGGGAAACTTATTCATCGGCAGTCACCTCTGCTTTAGGCGGCATGCCGTTCTTGAATGCACTGTTGCCTGAAAGGTTCTTTAGAAGCACTTTCCGTGCAGCCTTGTACTCGTCACCCACAAAGCCCAGTCTGATGAGGAATACGCGAAAGGCAAACTTCTCGTTCTCTACAGGCTTTTCTTTGGCCATCACACGCTTCTGCTCCTTGGCTGCCGCGCAAAGTGCACCTATAAACTGTGTGTAGGCTGCGACTGTTTCGCCGTTCGTATCGAACTTGAACCAAGGAAATTTAAGCGTTGTTTCTGTTCGCTCGATGGGGAGTGCGTCTGCTCCAATAGCTTTTTTAATAAGGGCCGCCTTACTTGCGACAAGCCTGTCGAGATTCTCAAGTGCTGTGTCTGTAAAACCCTCCAGCGGCATCTCAATGGTAAGGCTGTCGTTGGTTTCACATTTGAAGCCCCGCTCTGCAAGCCCATCCAGTATCCTTTCCACTTGCTCACTATCCATCATGTTGTCAAACGAGAGCGTGCCCTCCTTGTCGACGGTAAAACCACTGATCTCGTAGGCAAAGGTCGGTGCGCCCTTATATATTGCAGGACAGTCGGCAATTTCACTCACGGCATTTACCAGTTCCTTGCGTCTTGGACCAGTTACGTTAAATCTGATTTCCATTTTTGTAAGCCTCCTTTGCTTCTTTGGTGCTTACATATATCACTCTAAAGCTGTTAAATAGCAAGCTGTTTCTCTGAAAAATGTGTATTCCGGCTCTTTCTGTACCATCTCTATCGAGCAGAAATCACCGCTCCCGTCAAAGAGGCTATCCAACGTTAATTTGCGCTTCTTTGGGAGCTACCTCCGCAATGTCATGGTACCTATATTCGACACCATCTCTTAAAAGAAATACACCGTCTGATGAACCGACTTGCTCAATGTACCGCTTTACAATGACATCGCAGTATTTTTCATCAAGCTCTATCGTAAAGCAGATCCTATTGGATTGTTCGCAGGCAATTAATGTCGAACCAGAGCCGCCAAAGGGGTCAAGCACAATGCTATTTGTAAGGCTTGAATTCATAATCGGATAGGCAAGTAGGGCAACCGGCTTCATGGTCGGATGATCGGCATTCTTTTTCGGCTTATCAAACTCCCAGATGGTAGATTGCTTGCGGTCAGAATACCATAGGTGCTTGCCTTTCTTTTTCCACCCAAACAGTACCGGTTCGTGCTGCCACTGGTATGGTGAGCGGCCAAGAACAAGAGATTGCTTTTTCCATATACAGGTGCCGGAAAGATAGAATCCAGCATCTGCAAAAGCCCTTCTGAAATTCAAGCCTTCGGTATCAGCATGAAACACATATATACTGCCGTCCTGCGACAGAACATGTTCTGTATTCCTAAAAGCATCAAGCAGGAACTGATAAAAAGCATCGTTGCCCATATTGTCGTTTTTGATTTTTCCTGCTGAACCTTCATAGTTGACATTGTACGGCGGGTCAGTGACCACAAGGTTTGCTGTTTTACCATCCATCAAAGTATCAAAGGTTTCTTTCTTCGTACTGTCTCCGCAGACCAGCCGATGCCGTCCAAGTATCCATACATCCCCTAAACGCGAAACAGCGGGCTTTTTCAGCTCGCTGTCCACATCGAAATCATCTTCTTTAATTTTATCCCTGACACTATCCTTGAATAGGTCATCTATTTCGCCGGGTTCAAAACCAGTAAGTGAAACATCAAAATCCGCAGCATTTAAGTCTGTTATGAGAAGCGCCAATTTATCTTTGTCCCAATCACCGCTGATTTTATTAAGCGCTATGTTAAGTGCCTTTTCTTTTTCCTCATTCATCTCGATGATTACACATTCCACTTCGGTAATTCCCATGCTAATTAGCACCTTCAAACGCTGATGACCGCCGACCACATGACCCGTAGCCTTATTCCATATAATGGGTTCTACATATCCAAATTCTTCAAGGGATCGTTTCAGCTTTTCATACTCTGTATCTCCCGGTTTTAAGTCCTTCCTGGGATTATACTCGGCAGGGATGAGCTTCTCAATCTTTAACTTCTCTATCAGCATACTTCTCCACCGCCTTTCTAAACTCACTGTATTTATTTACATCCTCCCACGGGAACAGACAGCTATTAAAGTGGCCATAAACCGCTGTGTCGGAGTAAATCACATTTCTAAGACGCAGCTTTTCAAGCCTCTTCGCTATAGCACGTGTATGATGTCTGCTTCGTAGGCCGTTTGTCAATACTGCCGAGTAAGAACATTACTAGGGCGGAATGAAGAATGTGGACTCCACTAAGCAGCCAATACAACCTGATAAATGACATGTTCAAAATCATGCTTCAACTGGAGGAACCTTGGACATTAACCCATGTTGAGCTCAACGAGAAGGAAAAGACATGGCATTTGTTTGTCGATTTTAAGCCGGGCACACAATTTGCTTGCCCCAACTGCGGGGCCATGTGTACCGCTCATGACACGAAGGTAAAGACATGGCGTCATCTTGATTTCTGGGATTGGAAAACGTATCTGCATGCGCGTGTGCCCAGAACAGGCTGCGACGACTGCCATAAAGTAACCAGAGTACAGGTGCCTTGGGCCAGAGAGAATTCAAACTTCACGCTGTTGTTTGATTCTTGGGCCATGCGGCTGATGGCGGAAATGCCAGTCAACGCCGCCGCGCGTGAGCTGCGGGAGCATGACACGCGTATGTGGCGCATCTTCCATCATTACGTAGACAAGGCGATGGCAGAACTGGATTTAACGCGCGTGAAACGGATTGCGATCGATGAAACCTCCTCTCGCCGCGGCCATCGGTACATCACCCTCTTTGTCGACGCTGACGCCAAGATCGTCCTGTTTGCAACGGAAGGCAAAGGCATGGACACGCTGGGCCGATTCAAGGAACGGCTTGGAGCAAAAGGGGCATGTGCAGAGCAGATCGAAGAAGTCTGCTGCGATATGTCTCCGGCGTACATACGGGGTATCGAGAATTACTTTCCCAAAGCCCACATCACGTTCGATAAATTCCATGTCATGAAGATGGTGAACGAAGCACTTGACGACGTGCGAATTGCCGAGCAGAAGAAGACATCGGAGCTCAAGCACACCAAATACATTTGGCTGAAGAACGAAAAGGACCTCACGGCGGAGCAACAGGAAGCGTTGGCCAAGCTGAAAGACACCAACCTGCAAACAGGCCGTGCATATCGCTTAAAGCTGGCCCTGCAGGATTTCTGGAGTACGCCGCAAATTTATGCCGACGTTTATCTCAAGGAATGGATCGGCTGGGCTACCCGTTCGCAGCTTGAGCCGATGGTCAGCTTGGCCAAGACGATCAAGCAGCACGAAGAAGGTATCCTTCGTTGGTTCCACAGCAAAATGACCAATGGATTGCTTGAAGGCATAAACGGTCTCGTTCAAGCGGCGAAGCGACGCGCGCGCGGGTACCGTAACGTCGAGAATTTAATCACGATGGTCTACATGACGGCGAACAAGCTTCGTTTGAAGACGCTCGGTGCCTGCCGGGCACAATAACCCTTACCGCCTTGATACCCCGCCTCATAGGAAAAAGGAGCGGTCAAGCGATCTCCTTGACGGCTGCTTTTTCCTATGAGATCCTCCAAGCAAGCGGAAGGGTTATGACTCTTGTTAATAGCCATTAACACACGTAGTAGCGCGAAGAGCCCTTTTCAATGATTGCCGAGGGTCTTAAGTTGAAAACCTCCTGTGCCGCAAGGGTTAGTATCTCATCAGGCACAATACCGGTGTTTAGTGTGTTAACAGAAAAAGCCACCGGATTTGCCTTACCGATGGCGTAGGATACACCGACTTCACACCTTTTTGCATAGCCGCACCAAACTATATGCTTGGCTATGTATCGAGCCATATATGTGCCGCTTCTATCAACCTTGGTGGGATCTTTACCAGAAAGCGCTCCGCCGCCATGGGATGCAAGCCCCCCATAGGTATCCGCCATGATTTTTCTACCAGTCAAGCCTGTATCGGCAGCGGGGCCACCTTCGACAAATCTGCCGGACGGGTTTATAAGAATCTCAGTATCGTTATCAAAAGGAAAATCCTCAAAGTACTGCCAGAGGACATTGCTTAAAATATCTGAACGAAGCTCCTCTTGAGTTTTGTCCTCTTTATGCTGAACTGAAACGACTATAGTTTTTACTCTTACAGGAGTATCGCCGTCATATTCCACTGTAACCTGTGCTTTGCCATCTGGAAGAATGCCCTTAATAAGTTTACCTTTGCGGACATCATCCAACCGCTTCACGATACTATGTGAGAGTACTAGAGGAAGGGGGAGCATCTCTCGAGTTTCATTTGTTGCATAACCGTACATCGTGCCCTGGTCACCGGCACCCATAGAACCATACTGCTCGTTAATACCTTCTCTTGCTTCAAGTGCTGTATTAACACCAGCTGCAATATCCTGGCTCTGTCGATGCACAAATATATAAACCAAAAACTTCCATGGGTTGTATCCAACTTCCCGTAGCACATTTCGAACAATGTATCGGATATCGACTTTTTCGCTGCAGGTGATCTCGCCCGCTACGATAATTCTACCCTTGGTCACCATTACTTCACATGCTACTCTGGATGCCTTATCCTTACGAAGACAAGCTTCCAAAATGCTATCCGCAATGATGTCACAGAGCTTGTCTGGGTGACCGGAGCATACGCTTTCAGCTGTTAAAAATCTTTTGCTCATTTCACATCTCCAATCTATTTTTATTTGCCTTTACGGGCAGTGAGCAATCTTTCCATAACATCGTCCTGCGGATTTAAACCATTGTACTCTGTGGCACAATTTTCACGGACAATCTGGTAGATTTCCATCCATAGCCTATTGGTCTGGCTCATAAAATTTTGACTCATCACTACGTATGGACTTTGGATTGCATTACCTGTGGTGGGGTGCTTGGCAAGGAAACCAAACTCGGTCACTGCTTCCTCACACTGTATCCACCGGGCCGCACTCATGGCATAACGTTCTAAAAGTTGCGGAAGCACTAGATGTGCACAGCCACGTTCCTCAAGCCATTGCCACGTAATTTCATATATTTCTGATGCTACCAGCGTCTTACCGTCCTTCTGAACCGCTGAAAGCATGGCTCTTGGCTGCGGCATCGCCTGACCTTGAAGATCAGCAGCATTTTTAAATTCTATAACTTCAAGTTTTCGCTTACCGGGATTCCCGGCTGAAATTTTGTCCGCAAGCGGCTTCTTTTTCTGCCCGGAACCGATACGGGCACCTCCTCGGTTAGTTCCATCCTTGGCCATTTTTCCACCTCTTTTCTACCCGAGGTTAATTCCCTGTTTGAAACCGCGAATTTTCGCGCGTAACCCCCCGCCCGTTCCACGGCACAAGGGTCCCAGAGATTTTGACCGCCCCTACCGTCGCCCCCATCGGCCCCCTTCCCGAGCAGTGATCTCAGAGTGGCAGGGAGTACATAAAGACATGAGGTTTCTCACGTCGTTGGTACCACCTTGGGACAGCGGCTTGATGTGGTGTACTTCTTTGGCGGGTGTGATCCGTCCATTCTTCTCGCATTGTTCGCAAAGAGGATGCGCCGCAATGTAGCGGTCACGGATTCGTTTCCACGTCCTTCCGTAACGTTTTTTCACGGCGGGGTCGCGGCCATATTTTTCATAACGGGAAGCTTCTTGTTTCGCATGCTTCTTACAAAAACGACCATCCGTTAACTCAGGACATCCAGGGAAAGAGCAAGGCCGTTTTGGTTTCCTTGGCATACGGCAACCTCCTTTCGGGCATAGAAAAAGCCTCCGCGGTTTACCACGAAGGCTCTTTACATTTTTTCATACTACCATTATATAACCGGTTTACTAGTAAATCGTCCACGATATTACTCATCACTTGCCATACAATAGCAATGCCAGATGCCCAAGCGCTCGGTTCTTCTTGTTATAAGCAGAGGAGCGTTCAATGTTAAAGTGGTCACAGATGTTATAGACCGCATCGATTTGCTTTTGCTTGTCATCGAGGTAGAACTCCCTTAATACAAAACGCTCATCTTCGGATAGTGCATCCCACGCCGGCTTAAACCACTCCATGTATTCCAATGCCTGTCGGTAGCGTTCTTTTAACACATCGATTTCATCAATACAGGCAATCAACTTCTTTTCTCCGGCTTTCGGATCATGTGCAGATGGCATACCGTTTAAAACGGGGGATGCCGGAGAATTCATCTTTTCATGGATGGTGGCGATATCTTCATCGGTATGCTCTATGGTGTATTGCATACTACTGTAATCTTTCAACGCATTAATAGCTGCCGCCTTTTTATCTAAATAATGCCAGACAATATTCATCGCATCAAACCTCCTTTAAAAGTGTTGCCTTGACCGCATCAATTAGCGCAGCTTGGGTGTTGTCCTTATCTTTCAGCGCTTTCATCACACGCTCGTCGATGGTGCCTTTTGCTATCAGATGGTGGATGACCACCGTATCCTTTTGCCCTTGCCGCCAGAGCCTGGCATTAGTTTGCTGATAAAGTTCTAAACTCCAAGTCAGACCAAACCAGACAAGGGTTGAACCTCCAGCTTGCAGATTCAGTCCATGCCCGGCAGACGCGGGATGAATGACGGCAACAGGAATTTCTCCTTTGTTCCATCTCCTTATGGAATCAGCGCTGGATAAAACTTCAACCTCAAAGCGTTTTTGTATCCGAGCCAGATCATGCTTAAACCAGTAGGCAATTAAGACGGGTTTACCATTGGCTCCTTCGATTACATCCTCTAACGCATCCAGCTTACGGTCGTGTATATGAATCACCGCACCATGATCGTCATAGACTGCACCATTGGCCATCTGCAGGAGCTTTCCAGATAATGCTGCCGCATTGGCTGCAGTAATTTCCTCACCTTTAACCGTTGTTATCAGATCCCGTTTCATACTGTCGAGTGTTTCCATTTCCTTTTTGGAAAGCCTGACTGAAACTTCGTTAATGACCAGCTCCGGCAGTTTAAGATAATCGGAGCCTTTCATGCTGATAGTGATATCCGAAATCAATCGGTAGATAGCTTCTTCTGCTCCCGGCTTTGGTTTGTAGGAGAATATAACTTGCTGGTTGCGCTTATCTGGCACAAAATAGTCCTCTCTGTATCTGCCAATAAAACGCCCCAGTCTTTGTCCCATATCCAAAAGCCGATACTCTGCCCATAAATCCATAAGTCCATTAGATGATGGTGTCCCGGTAAGCCCAACAAACCTTTTAACCTGTGGCCTGACTTTAAGTAGGCTTTTGAACCTTTTTGCTTGATGAGATTTAAATGAGGACAGCTCATCCACCACTACCATGTCAAAATCAAAAGGAATGCCGCTTCTGGAAATGAGCCATTCGACATTTTCTCGATTAATGATATAAACCTGTGCTCTTTTCATAAGTGCTGTTTTTCTCTGAACCTCAGAACCAACTGCTACGGTGTATTTAAGCCCTTTAAGATGATCCCACTTTTCGATCTCTGCAGGCCATGTATCTCTGGCTACTCGAAGAGGTGATATAACCAGAACCTTGCGAACAAGGAAGCTATCCAATGTCAAATCAAAAATGGCGGTTAAGGTAATAACACTCTTGCCAAGACCCATATCTAAAAGCACTGCTGCTATGGGGTGGGTGAGGATATACTCGGTGGTATATATCTGATAATCATGAGGATTGTATTTCATGAAGTATCCCTCCAATCTGTTCTATATGGTCCAGACAGAAAACCAAAAAGCCAAGTGATTCTAACTGTCTTTTTCGCTTTTCTTGTAAGGGCCTTAAGCTTTTACCCGGCGCTTTTACTTCAATAAAAGCAATTTTTCTTTCTGGCAGTAAAATCAGTCGGTCTGGCATTCCATCAAAACCGGGTGAGACAAGCTTTAAGGCTAGGCCACCCAAGTCTTTTGTCATCAGAACTAATTTCTGCTCTATATTTTTTTCTCTCATATGTCCTCCATGTTCCCTAAATCCAAAAAATCTCTATACGCGCGTAAATACGCGTCTGCGTGCGATTTTTACTTTTTATCTTAGGGATTATTTTTAATAGTAATTTATGGAACAATGGAACACAGGATATTAAGCAGCCTAGTTTATAAGGGGCTTCCGCCTGTTCCGATGTGGTGTACCAAAGAGGTGTTTTTGTTTCACCGGAACAGGTAATAACTGTTCCCAAGGCTGAATTTGTTCCAAATGTTCCAATCTTCATCATGGCTTGGGAACATAAACCCATTGCGGCCCATAAAGCGGAATGCGTTCCTTTTTAACAAGGCCGCTCCAGCCGCCAATACCCGCCATTATCGCGGATATTTCGTTGCCATCTATCCTTCGCAAATTGGCACGATCCTTACCGAAGCACTCGCACCAGATCTCCATATTGGATACGGACGTACGTTTTTTCACGCCGAACCGCTGGCTCTCTCCAAATTCAGTACCGTTGATGAAGGCACGACGCTCGTATAAATCCATGGTGTCCCAATCTTCAGGTAAAAGCATGTCAAGGTACTCGCGCACTAAACCTTCTCTCTCATCCGATTCCATCGCTTCTCTTTGTTCGTCTTTCGCAAGTTTCTCTAAGCTGGCATCCAGATACAATTTCTCGCCCGCCTTAACAAAGGTGAGAGCTTCTGCCCATATTTGCAATATTTCATCTTGTGTCAACTGCCATGACTTTTTTGTACCATTGCCTGGAGTCTTTACCGGCCAAAATCTACGGTTACCAGTTGTATCTCGCAAATATCCTTTCTCAGCATTGGTAGTACCAAAAAATACACATTGTCTTAGGTGGGGAGTTGCTCTTCTGCCAAAACTAGCTCGGTAAATATCATTCTGGCGGGAGAGGAAACTACGAAGCGTCTCTACTTCAGCCTTTTTAAGTCCGGCAAGTTCTCCAATTTCTAAAATCCAGTATCCCTGCAGTTTTTCAGCAGCAGTCTTATCCTTTGTATCAGATAAACTTAAGCTATCTGAAAACCAGTCACCGCCCAGCTTAGCGATGAGTGTACTTTTTCCTACACCCTGTGGTCCATTTAGAACCAGCATGGAATCAAACTTGATACCGGGTGTGAGTACACGTGCGATGGCCGCACATAGGGTTTTTCTAGTAACTGCCCGTACATACGGATTATCCGATGCTCCAAGATAATCGATTAAAAGGCTGTCTACACGCGGCACCTTATCCCATTCCGGGAGGGCCTCTATAAATTCACGAATCGGATGATAAGAACGATCATCGGCCACCTTTGCTACAGCCACATCATAGTTTCTTGCAGAGAAAGTTCCATAGTGCGTATCAATGTAGCTAATCAGCTGAGCATCATCAGCATCTCTCCAGAACCTTGACGGATGCGGCCATGGAACATCGCCTTTGATCTCAAGACTGTCTGATAGTTGATTAAAGACAATACTTTTCAGGTTTGGGTCATTTTCCAATATTAAAATTAGGTTTCTCAAAGTATTCTTAACTGCACCGGTCTTATCCAGTTCAAGCTGCTTTTCCCAATCCTCATCGATAAATTCACTTTCAGCTTGTACCTTGCGTTCCTCAGCAAATTGCTCCTTGACTCGTTCATCTTTAAGAGCCAAGTCAGTCATCGCTCTAAAAGAAGGCAGTTTGCTTGGCGCTGTATTTTCAGTAGTCTTTTCGTCCAAGTCTCGAAATTTATGCACACGGACAAGATCAAAAGCGTTTAGCAGCATTCCGCATGCAGGATCGGTGGCGTGATGGCTATAAGCAAATTTACCGTCATATATCACCAAGCCTGCCGAAGAGTCCGCTGGAATGTAATCAAACCTTCCATTCATTGCACTTGGCTCATACACATCCTGCAGAAAAGCTTCGATGGCTTCTTCAATCGTATAAGCTCTGCAAAATGCACCGACTACGCCTTCTTTTGAAAGGGGATCTGCCTGTTTGATAATCTTTCGTTGAACAACCTCTGATTGTCTGGAAGATACCGGCCACATAGAGGTATCACGCCAGTCCGTGTATTTAGCAAGGTACATATCCGGGTCTAAAAGCTCTCCGTCTTTTTCCCTGAAAACAAACTCACCATCAGCGGAAGTTGATGGCCAATACATTAGCCTTGATGGTTCATAGGTAGTGTCATCAAAGAAGTCGATTCCGATTTCCTTTGCTACCATGCGACCAAGCGCCGGGTATTCATCTTCCGTAACTTCTCGTTTCAGCGGAATCAAAAGCCTTAACCTTGGAGCATCCGGCGTGTGTTTATGGGTGGAGTAAATGCAGCATTTGAAATCGTGCAGCGTCTCAATCTGCTCCCATATGCCAGGTTTTGCATAGTCCATGTCGAGGGTCAGAAGGGAACGGCTAAGAACATAACCGTTTCTGCGTTTTCCTTCACGTAGTGCTCCGCCTACAAAGCCGCCAACGTCTTTGATGGTATCTTGCTGAGCCCTGCTCATCTTGCGGAACTCAGAAACTGTTTCAGTAGTGCGGATGGTTGTGCTCACTCGGGAGATAAAGTCGTTCCAAGATATGTCCTTGTTCTTCCATTTTCTAACCATACGGCTATTGCCAACTGCTATTTTCATATCTACTGCACCTCCTCGCATTTTTCAGTAAAATATCTGATAGGGATGCGGTGCTTTGAAGCTTTGTCGATTTCTTCTTGCATTCCATCTGAGATGTAGCTGCCAAATACCCATAGCTCATCACATTTTCTGAGCCAGACCATACCAAAAAACAAACCTAGCTTTCTCTGGTCAGGATCGCAGTCATCCATCACCTGTGGATATAGCAGATGGGGAGCGAAGGGAATGGCTCCTTGCTCCACTGCAAATTTTAAGTATCTTCTGGCATTCTCCAGGTTTCTAACTATATCTCCAGCGAAAGGCGAGCAGATGAAAACGCAAGGCTTATATTTTTTGGTTTTTTCTTCGCGCTTTACATTCTCCAATGCTTTTGCAGCTGTTGGGTCCGGATATCCTTCAGAATTATATTTGTCCATCGCTATACCACCTCAAATTCTTGCCCTTGCTCTATTAGCGGAAGAATGCCCTGCGCTTTCAGCAATTCATAGATAAACAAGCGGCCTTTCTGAGTCCAATAAGTATGGACCTTCGAATGCATCGTCCCATCATTTCCGGGGTAGCTATGGGTTTTGGTTACGGTATAGCCATGCTGGGCGTGTTTCTGATACAAGAGCCATATTTTCCCCTGACGGAATTGAACACCCAGATCATGAAGATATTCATTAAGCCAGCGACCAGACTTCCCATAATCCTTGGCAATTGTCGTAATGGCTACCGCATCCTTACAATTAAGAACCACGTCGTAATAGCTTGCTTTAGGTTTCATTTCAGCGATCTGCTGTTCCTGGATGCTTATGGTGGCAGATAGCTTAGCATTTTTTGCACGCTCTGCTTTAAGCTCCTGTAACGCCTTGATCCAAAGATCGGGATTGGCAAGCAGTTCATCTGCTGCATATAACCCATGCTTACGAATAGAAGGAAGAACCTCGTGAGTTACCCACCGTTTGAACTTTTTGGCTTCCGGCTTTCGAGAAACCAATATCACGCTATACAGGCCGCTTTCGTTGATAATAGATACTTCCTGTTTCCCGCCAGGGGTGTCGATAATATCGACTCCCTTTTCATCACTGTCCAAACGGGCCATAACATCGCGGCTGTTCCCGATATCTAATACAGCACATACATCTTTCAGCACCCACCAAGGATTCCCATTCTTCAGAACTGTTCTGACTGTGCTTCCCTCGTAGTTAAAAATAGTTAATTCGTTCATATAGAACCTCCAGCTTATCGTTGTAGGGCGGCATGAACTGCCCTCAGCTATAAGCAAAAAAAGGGGGCTAATCGAACCCCCTAAAAATCAATCTTTTTTATAAAAGTTGCATTCATAACCATCAGCACGAAGTAAAAGACCCTTTGCGCAAGGCGGAGTTTTACCCATAAGGGTACAAACATCCTGTAAGGATACTTCTAATGGAACTTCCAACACAGCTTCGTCGTGGACGTGCATCACAATTTTGTACCCTGCTTTATCTAGATTTTGCATAGCAAAGCATAGAATATCTCTTGAGATTGCCTGCACGATGTTTTCTACGAATTTAGGACCATAGCTTTCAATCCGCTCCCATTTTTTCGTTGTACCTATGCCTTCATATGTCACCGACTCATTTCCAAAGCTGTTTATTCCCATTCGGGGCTTTATATAGGTAAGTTGTCTTCCTGATGGAAGCCATATCAGAAGCATTCCACTTCGATATTCAAACTGGATTCTATGAGTCTCAGTTCTGGTTCTTTCTTTTACCGCTTCTTTCACGGAGCTATCAACATCCCACCACAGCCGTACAATATTGGGATTAGTATTTCGCCATGCAGCTACCAGCGGTTTTAGTTCTTCCTCGGAAAGACCCATTTCCAGAGCACCCATTGCTTTCAGTGCGCCAACAGAGCCACCGTAACCTAAGGCCAGTTCTGCAATCTTACCTTTTTGCCTTAGCGGACTTCCTTTTGTCACTTCTTCAATAGGTACTCGAAACATTTGAGCGGCTGACGCTTCATATATCTTTCCATGGGTAGCAAACACTTCATTTCGCCATGCCTCGCCTGCAAGCCAGGCAATAACCCTCGCTTCAATGGCACTGAAGTCAGCCACGATAAACTTGAATCCTTCTTTAGGGATGAATGCAGTACGGATAAGTTCTGACAATACGCCGGGGACAGAATTATACAGCATCTCTAATGCTTCGAACTGTCCACTGCGAACAAGGCTTCGTGCTTGTTCCAAGTCAGGCAAGTGATTCTGCGGGAGGTTTTGCACCTGAATGAGTCTTCCTGCAAATCGACCCGTACGATTAGCTCCATAAAACTGCAATAGGCCGCGTGCTCGCCCATCAGCACAAACGACATTTTCCATTGCTGTATATTTCTTTACGCTGGACTTGGCCAACAACTGCCGCAGTTCCAGCACTTCACTTAGATGATCCGGTGCTGTCCGTAGTAATGTTTTAACTGATGCCTTATCTAGGCTTTCTGTTTCCAGACCGTTCTCAGAAAGCCAGGTTTTCATCTGGGCGACTGAGTTGGGGTTTTCTAATTTAGTAAGGACACGCATTCGGTTCGTAAACACTTCTCTCGTCTGATTATCACATCGGATGGATTGCTTTACTAATTCCAAATCTAACTGGATGCCTCTATCATTAATCTGCTGGTCTAGGATATAGTTCTGCCACTCATGTTCAGGCATCGGGAACTTTTCGAGTCGAGACTGTATCGCCAGCTCCGTTTCTACATCTCGGGCGTTATATGCCTTGAACCGTTCCCATTTATCCTGAGCATGCTCCGGTAAATTTCGGGTACGACCGCCATTTGTCTGAGTTGGTTTACATGGGACGGAGAAATACCGAATCAGTTCCTTGCCTTCAGTAAGTTTTTGTTTATCAGCACCGGTCACCAAGGCTGCACCCTCTAAAGAAAGCGGAAGTCCAAGATACGCAGACCAAACCATCGTGCAACGCCACGAATTAGGTTCCAGCCAGATGCCAAGGTACCGAGACAAACAGATGCGTTCAAACTGTGCATTGAATGCCCACTTCGTTATATTCCGATTTAAAATCGCGCATTGAATATCTTCTGGAAGCGTTTCTCCGTTTGCTATGTCAATAACCCGTACTGGCCCTCCATCAACGCTATATCCGAAAAGCAAAATTTCAAAATCCGGAGCTTCAGCATAGCGATAGACCCCGCTTTTGGCGAGGTCTACACTACTAAATGTCTCCAGGTCAATGCTGAGCGTTCTCATGACAGGAAATCGTCATCCACATCGGTGGCAAAATCGTCAGCGGCATTTGTTCTGCCACCCAACGGCTCACCATCACGGATTTTCTGAATATTGCCAAGGCCGCATGCAATACCTTTATTTCCGTTGGAGTTAAAGGCATAGAAGTTGATGCTTACTCTTGCATATACACCGGAGTAAACTTCGGAACGGTCAAGAATCGGATTAACGTTCCTGTCCACAATTTGAGGTGCAGTGTTGCTATTGGCATTGATGAAATAACTATTTGCATAAGCTTCATCATCTGGACGGTCGATATCGCCATCTCGCAAAGGGAGTTTGAGCGCGGCTTTGTTCGGAATTTTGCCGCCAAACTTACCTTTGCCTTCTTCAATTGCGGCATTCACTGCTGCATTGATGGCATTAAGTGTTTTGGTATCGCTCTTAGGAATAATCAGGCTCACGCTGTATTTTTCAGCGCCCCCATTAATGGATTTTGGTTCCCAGACGTTGGCATAAGAGAGTCTCACAATTCCAGTGATCACTTTCGTAGGGTTAGTTCTTTTTGCTGTGTTTGACATAGTATTAAACCTCCGTAAAATCATTTTTTGCTGATGATGTATTCATTTCGGGACGCTTGTCTGAAACAGGCACTAGCATCGGTTTTCCCGGTGGCTTCATGACCAGTCCACCAAGGATTTCATTAAACTTGGATTTGCCCATCCATTTTTCCATTTCAGTGATAGTGATGAGACTTTGCTTGTAAATATCGCGATAACCTGCATTCTTCGCCGCTTCAGCGACTGCTTCTTCATCTGTATATTTACGGTTAGAGCGGCCTTCGACTACCTTAAATCCTGGCCACTGCTTTCCATGATTGACGGCTGCATCTGTTGCATAGGCCATAATTTCGTTAGCCCAGCTGGTAAGATCTCCGATAGATGAAAGAATCTCCGCGATTTCTTCATCTGATAGCAGTGGCGGTAAAGCAAACTCAAAAGTAGCCAGTTTCATTTTTGCTTCTGCTCTAGCTCTACACTTCACCGCTGCTCTGCAAAATTGGCACCATTCTCCAGGGTAGTAATTGCCGTCACCTGCAAAAGCCAACTCCGCTTTAGGCTTCAAAACTTCCTCTGCCCACTGATACAGACTTTCTTTTGCTACTTTGGACGTACTGACATTTTCACGACGCGGTTGGTAAATTGTCATTGAAACCGTATCAATGTCATAGATGCCATCGAATAGCTCCAGTGCACCAAGGGCATATAGCTTCATTTGAGGATTGTCCTCTGCGCTGACCAAGACACCCTGACCATACTTAAAATCAATAATGTGAAGAGTTCCGTCAGCGATGATTACGCAGTCCCCGGTCCCGAAGCCATCAGGCACATATTTTGAAAAGTTGAGTCGCTGTTCTATTAAAACAAGCGGATCACTACAGGCCTGCTTGGCTTGTTCAATGACTTCAAGCACAAACTCTACGTATCCATCGGTGTAATTGTCCATTTCATCGGAATCATATGGCGAAACCGGCTTTTTTGAGCGTCTTTTCAGGGCCTTGCGAAGCTTATGCTCGCTTAATGCATGAGCAGCAGTACCTTCAGCTGCGGCTTCACCGCTGTTTTCATCAAACTCCAGTTCCAACCTTGCCGATGGTGTACAGTTCATCCAGCGATGGGCTCCGGATGCAGAGAGAATTGCATGTTTGCTCATTTCAACCCCTCCGAATCTGCAAGAAGCGCGTCGTACTTGCTTGGATCAACCTGGCTGAGTTTTGATGCACCATACTTTTCTAGAAGTGCTCTTACTTCAGCTGTAAATCCGTCATGGCTTTTTTCCGCAAGTACCGCCCTTACTTCTTCTAAGGTGATCTGCTTTTCTTCTGGCTGTTTTTCCGGCTCAGGTGGCTCCGGTTTTGGCATTTCATCAGGCTCATTACTTGCCATTGCTTCTGCAACAGCCTGAACACTGTCTGCCAGCGATCTAAGATCCGATACCACATCGAGAAGAAGCTTGATTTTGCTCATGCTCCACACCTCCTTCCCTGATTTCCTTGATTTCTACCGTTTCAACTGAGTCACCGGGCGTAATTACAAGCAGGCTCACTTTTTTACCGAACAACAAATCGAGGAGTTTACTTCGGATTGTCTGTCTGCTGCTTTGAATTACAGGGCTTCGTCCGCCACCGGGTTTAGCCACATTAATTGTGACTTTGTGTTTAAGGCTCATATTCCGTCTCCTTTCCGGGGGAGGTTTTCCTGCCCCTCACCGATAAGCGAAAAAGAGGGTTCATTCGAACCCCATCAGGAAAGAATTTTTCTTAATTTTTCGTGTATCTTTTTCAGGCGGTTACGGATAGCCGCTTCCGTCACTCCTTCTTCAGCAGCTATATCTGTGTTGGTACGTTTTTCCAAATAAACCTTTTTGAAAAGCTCTTTTTGCTGAGGCAAGAGACAACCCATAGCCTCGGAAAGCTTGTCCAGTACATCCAGATGTTCAGCTTTATCTTCAGCTTCTATGTAAATCTGTTCTGGGTTTGCACTGTCATCTGCCAGATACTTATTGCGATCTGTTGCCGCTTCACTCTCACCATCGTGATAAGCATCCAAATGAGATGTAACGCGGTAGTTGTAGCGGCGCTGCTCGTCCACCTCGTTATCATCCATAGAATGTAAAAGCTCGATGTCGGCTACGGTGACTCCATCTTCACCAGGGGTAATAACAATCTTTGTTCCTTCAGCGGTGTAATAAATATAATTTGTTCTGTTCTTTTTACTTGTTTTGTACTCTCTTGACATGTTTTGACTCCTTTGGTTTTCAAAATTTGGCTTTGAAATCCGCAGGAGCCGAAACAATCCGTAGAACAAAAAAACGACGGCCGGGATAGTCCTCTGGTATGAGAACTTATCCTAGCCGTCGTGCAGCTCTGCGGATTTTCTATTCAGTTGAATAACGTCTTACGCTGCATAAACATGGCTTTCTACATGGAAAGCCGAATCATTTAATCGAGTGACTATCGTCACAACCCCTTCACGTTCAATCCTCAACGTTCCCCCAATTGGAATTTGTGTACTGGTTTTGCATCGTTTGTATAAAACTTCTACGAGACCTGTGGTTGCGTTACCTTTGCAGGCTATACGACCCTTACAATCACGAATCTCTTCCATGGATTGTCCTCCTTTTGCAAAAAATATGGCTTGTCTAACCGTTTAAGTAAATTTTATTTATACGAACACAATAAGTCCTCAGCCACAACTCCGCTGTCACTCCGCTGTGACTCAGCAAATTCCAATCGTTTTCATCTTCAAAAAAACTAAGCATTTGCAAAGGTTAAATCAGCAAATTCATATTTTTAATTGTGATTTGCTTAGTAATTTGATATAATAGTAAAAACACGTCTTTTGAATACCGTCCAGTAATGCTTGGAGGCGATAGAATGGCATTCAGTTATAACAAACTTTGGAAGCTTTTGATTGATAAAAAGATGATGAAAAAAGATTTAATGGCGAAGACGAATTTGACATCGACAACGATGGCGAAGCTGAGCAAAGACTTGCCGGTAAGCATGGATGTGTTAGCCAGAATCTGTAAAGCACTTGACGTCAACATTGGCGATATTGTTGACTACGTTGACAACGATACTCATTGATTGAAAGGGGGCGCAATCTTTGAAGAAGCTGTGTTTTGGTACTTTTGCAACGATATTGAAGCTTTGCAAGGCAAAAAGCGTTACACAAAAGGGACTGTGTGGTACCATACTGCTTTCTATTGCGCCTACTTATGACATTCGTAACGATGATGGCACCGTTTCAGATTTGATACTTGGCAAAAAAAATCTGTCCCCCAATGTGACCGATGTTGCACCGACAGCAGATGCTCGTGCTACCTCAAATTACTTTAAGCAGAACATCCTTCCACTGTTGGATGGCAATAAAAGGAGTCTCATCGTTCTTGCGTTGAAGGATATCATCGCCTCTGATGGCACAATAAAGCCTGACACAATCGTTGAAAAAGTGAACGACATGACAAAGGCAACTATTACAGTACGTAATGCTTTTGTTTTGGAAGACTTTCTCGCTGGAATTTTTCTTTATACGGCGGTCAATGTTGAAAACCGAAATTGTGAAGAAAGTGTAAAAGAGATAACTGACGAGTACATAAAGTCTTTTGACTCTAAAAAAACAGACATAAGCTTCCTTACTACATACAGTAAATTCTCTAAGGATACCGCTGATGAAATTGCAATTGACACTCACTCCTTGGTGCTACTAACAGAGACTGGCGGCAAGTGTCAAAAATGCGGTAGATTGTTGGGCATAAAAAAAGAAGGCAACGACGTTAACTACGCTAAGGTCGTTCACCTTTCCGAAACCGATGACGTTGTTCTTTGTGTTGACTGTGAACGCGAAATACAAAGTGCTTCCGAAGAGGATAAATTGGCTTTGCTTTTGGACAAACATTACTTGGAAAATCTTATGGTAGCAAGAGATGTAACGTCACGATATATGTTAGAAAAGCAAATTGAAGAGGTGCTTCGTGAAGTCCACTTGATGGATGTAACTGATGATACACGACTTAAAATTGAACCTGTCAAGGTTGAAAAAAAAGTTACTGAAAAGCGATTGAAAGAGAGAGTGCTTTTTGATGTCAGGCAGTTGTATGAAGGCGTCAATAATGCATTAGATCGATTGGCTGGAGAAAATAAACTGAACGTTGATAAGTTTGCTAAGAATATTAAGCGGATGTATGAAGATGCGAGTGAATCGCTTACATCCCAAAGCGATATTTACTATATGCTTGTTGAGACGTTATTTGAAAAGACCGGCCGCAAATACAGAGAAGCCTGCGAGATAATAATCTCCTACTTCGTGCAAAGGTGTGAAGTGTTCGATGAGATTGCCGAGTAAAGTTACACCCTATTCAAACAGCGTCATTGCCCGTTTCCCGGATATCTTAGAGGCATTGACGCAGCGGGATATGTCCCCCAAAGAGCTGTTTGAATTAACCACATCAGGCAAAAAGGATATGGGCGATTTTTTGAGCGCTTTAGACTGCCTGTTTGCATTGGGGAAAATTGAACTAATCGAGGAAGGGAGGGTACTACGCTATGTTGACAGAAATTCGATGTGATAAATTCGCAGCAGAGCATCAAACAGTTCGATTCAATCCAGGACTTAACACTGTTTTAGGCAGCGCAGAAGGAAGCAATGCCATCGGCAAATCAACGTTTCTGTGGATTATCGACTATGCATTCGGCGGCGAAAGCTACTACTCCATGTCGGATGACATTAAAAAGGAAATCGGTCCCCATACCATCTATTTCACTTTCCAGTTTGAAGGACAGCCACACTACTTCTACAGAAATACTGATGATCCAAAGAATGTGTGCCGCTGTGATAAGGATCACCATTTCATTACGAAATTGACGCTGGATGAATTTAGAAGCTTTCTCTTTCAGGAATATAAGATTGGATTGCCAGCCCTCCCATTTTCAGAAATCACAGAGCGTTATTTCCGTATTTATGGGCGTGAAAACACACTGGAAAAGTATCCTCTGCTCGTAAAGCCCCGCGAACAGGATGAAAAAGCCGTTGATTTTCTGATGAAGCTGTTCGGCCACTACCAAATTCTCGCTGCCATCAAAAGCATGGAGGAAGAACTCGGTATCAAATCCTCGCAGCTCAAATCGCGCCAGCGTCAGCAGGTGGACACCGGGAAAATCGAAACGAATCAGAAAACTATAGAGTCGCTGAAGAAAAGGCTCCAAAGGCTGATGAAAAACAGTGAAGAAGCCCAGTTAGCAATGTTTGGTTTTGACACACAGACATTTGAACGAGTAACAGCAGCTCAAAAAGAGTTGAATAGTTTCATCCGCAAACGCAATCGTCTGCAGTCGCAGCTAAATGCGATTAAGAGTAATATCGCTGACAGTAATCCCGAAACCGCCAGTGAATTTAACTCCTTGGTGCGTTTCTTCCCAAATACTAATATAAAAGCCTTCGAGGAGATTGAACATTTTCATAAGAAAATCAGGGAAATTCTAGGTGAAGAGATGGCCCAGGAAATCGAACGTTTACAACCCCTTATTGATCATTGCGACAAAGAAATCAAACGGCTGCATCAAAAAATCGAAGAGTCCGGTTTGGCAAAGGAGATGTCGGAACGAGTGCTCTCTCAGTGCGTCAACGTGTCAAAAAGCATTGATAGACTTGAGGAAGAAACAGCTGAGTTGATTCACCAGAAAGAATTGCAGGAAGCCCGCGCCGAAGCAGAGCGCAGGCTGGCAAAACTATTACAACAGCAAACCGAAAAACTGGAAGAGATACAAGACGACATCAATCTGCGAATGGCAACAATAAACGGCGTGGTGACTGAACGACAGGAAACAGCGCCTCTTTTGCAAATCACACCCCAAAAGGATATTATCTTTGAAACGCCCGGTAACACCAGTGAAGGTACTGCGTTTAAAAGCCTTGTGGTGTACGATTTGAGTATACTTGAATTACGACCAATTCCTGCGCTCATTCACGATTCCAATATTCTTAAGCGTATTGAGGATACACACCTTGAACACATATTGGAACGTTATCAGGATAGTGGACGACAGATTTTCATTGCATTTGATAAAGCTGACTCTACAACTGAGAAGGCGTATAAGATTTTAGAGGACACGGCAATTTTACGCTTGTCGGACGGAAATGAACTTTTTGGTCGTTCGTGGAGTAAGTACGAATTGAATGATTAAGCTTAGGAGGATCTAAAATATGGCTGCAATCAATGATTTACTGCGACAAATCCCTGACACGACTCTGCGTAGTCGATTGGAGCAGGAATTTGCTCGCATATCTAAAAATAAGAAATTTGGACTAGTATTTGAAGAGCACATCCCTGAATGCACTCCTCTTTACGATGTTCCTGTCAAACGTGGCTCGACTGTTGCACTAAAAACGGGCCACATTAATGATGTATATACAGTGTTAAAACTAGATGGTGATACTGCCCTTTGCCGTAACAAAGCAACAGGAGATGCCATGAACATACCGCTTACGGAGTTAGTTTCGGTTGCTCAGTTTGGCGAACCAATATTTCCCACACTTCAACCGATTGATTCTGTAGAGAATGCTCCTGATAGTAGCTTATGGCATACAATCATTGAAGCAGACAATTACCACGCCCTTCAGTTACTGGAATATCTCTACCCTAAGAAGGTTGATTGTATTTATATTGACCCACCATACAACACAGGTGCGCGGGATTGGAAATACAATAATGACTATGTAGATTCCAGTGATAACTGGCGTCACAGTAAGTGGCTTTCAATGATGCAAAAAAGACTAAAGATTGCAAAGAGAATTCTTGCAGATGATGGCGTTTTGATTACAACAATTGATGATAATGAATATGCGCATCTATGGGTTCTGCTCCATGAGCTTTTTCCAAATCTAACTCATACTTGCATAACTATTCAGCATAATCCCGGTGGAACACAGGGTAAGAAATTCTCTGTCACTCACGAATATGCAATATTTTCATATTCAGCAGATAGCATTATTTACCGCAAGCAACACACTGGTGGCGATGTATATAATCTGAGACGTTGGGGAAGCACATCAGGTCGTTATGAAGGCGCGACGTGTTTCTACCCCGTAATTTTAGACTCAAATTACAATATTATTGGTTTCGGTGATTTACTTGATAAGGAATTACACCCTACAGCTCAAGTAGAACATAATGAAGATGGTACAATTTATGTTTGGCCCATTGATAAAAATGGTATCGAAAAGAAATGGAGATATGGACGCGATACTGTAGAATCCGTAAAAGATCGAATGTTTATTGAAAAACGAGGAGACCGAATAGAAGTGATCCTTCGTAGAGAAAGTGAACCTCCCAAAACGGTTTGGACTGATCCGTTATGTAATGCAGAAGCCCATGGTACAGATATGATTAAATCTATACTTGGTGGTGGATTCTCATACCCCAAATCGCTTTATGCAGTCCACGAAGCATTGACATTTGCGGTATCTGGAAAGAAAAACGCTCTAATTGTTGACTTCTTTGCAGGTAGCGGCACCACATTACATGCAGTGAATTTACTTAATGCTGAGGACGGCGGAAACCGCCGCTGTATATTAGTGACAAATAATGAGGTATCCGATGATGAAGCAAAAACCTTGAAAAAAAATGGCTATCAGCCTGGTGACATTGAATGGGAAAAACATGGGATTTGTCGTGCGGTAACTTGGCCAAGAACAAAGTATAGTATTCTTGGTAGACGTGATGACGGTTCAACCCTAACAGGTGAATACTTCACGACTCAGACTGTATCAAATGAGGTCGAGCGCTCATTCTATCAATTAGGTTTTGTAGATAATCCTTCAGAATTAACTGTCACTGCAAAAAAGCAAATTGTTTCTTTGCTTCGAAATAAGGAAGGAAAGGCACAACTACCACAATCACTAGTCAGCAAAGACAGTAAATTTATCGTTTCGGATAAGCATACAGCATCTATTCTCTTTGATGTAGATGCCGTTGATGAGTGGTTGGCTGCACTTGAAGAACAAGATCATATTACAGACTTTTATATAGCTTCAAAATCAGTTGCTATATTCAAGTCTATCAAAACACGAATTTCAGAGTTGCTTGGGCCTATCATCCTAACATCACAAGTTAAACGTCCCATGAGTGAGGGCTTTCCTGCCAACGTCGAATACTTTAAGCTGGGCTTCTTGGATAAAAACAGTGTTTCACTTGGCCGACAGTTTCGTGAGATACTGCCGCTGCTGTGGCTCAAATCCGGAGCAATTGGCCAGCGGCCGGAGATAAGCAGTGATGAGGAACCGGAGATGCTGATACTTCCACAGAACGGCTTCGCTGTTCTGGTTGATGAAACAAAGTACGCCGAGTTTGCCGAAAAGCTCTCGGAAGAAGACAATATCGGAGTGGCTTATTTTGTAACCAACTCCGAGGAAGCTTTCCGTGAAATGACCGCTGGGTTAAAAGTAAATAACACATACCAACTATACCGCGATTACATCGATAACTTTGTGTTGGGGAGCAGGAGGGATTCATAAATGAGAGATACACTATTTCCGTTTCAGGAAACGGCTCTTGCCGAATTGCATGAAAAAATCAATAAGGCACACTTGATGTGGAGCGAACGTGACCCGCAAGTAATTTCCTTTTCCGCGCCTACAGGTTCGGGAAAAACTATCATTATGACCACACTTTTTGAGGAAATTCTATATGGAAGCGCAGATAACATCGGTGAGCCGGATTCGGTGTTTGTTTGGCTTTCCGATTCACCGGAACTCAATGAGCAAACACGGCTAAAAATCGAAAGCAAGTCTGACAAAATCCGTGTGCGGGACTTAGTGACTATCGATTCAAACTTTAGCGCCGAATATTTTGAAGGCGGCCGCATCTATTTCCTGAACACACAAAAACTCGGTTCTGACAAGTTATTGACGGCTAAGTCTGATATAAGGCAGTATACAATTTGGGAAACACTCACAAATACTGCCAAGCGTAATCCAAAGCAGTTTTATGTGGTAATTGATGAAGCGCATAGAGGCACATATACATCTGTTCAAGCAGAAAACAAAGCCCAATCCATCATGCAAAAATTCATCAAGGGCAGCGAAGAAGATGGGCTTTGCATCATGCCCTTGGTTATCGGTGTGACCGCGACACCCCAAAGATTTGACAACTTAATAGCTGGGACTACATCGACAGTCCAAAAAGTCATTGTTCCACCTGAGCAAGTGCGTGAGTCAGGGCTTTTGAAAGACAGAATCATCATTCATTATCCAGATATTCAACTAAGTGCCGATATGACCATGTTCAAGGGCGCAGTAGATAATTGGCTTAAAAAGTGTGCTCACTGGAAATCCTACTGTGAGCGCGAAGACGAAAAAATGATAAATCCTATTCTTGTTGTTCAGGTTGAGGACGGCAACGAGCGTGAAGTAACCCATACTGATTTGGGTGCTTGCATTGATTTACTGGAGGGAGCACTGGAACGCAAATTACTGCCCGGCGAAGTGGTACATACATTCAATGACCGAGGCACGATTAAAGTCCGTGACGTTGATATTCAGCAAATTGAAGCCTCTCGAATTGAGGAAGAGGAAAATGTGAAGGTCGTGTTCTTCAAAATGAACCTTTCCACAGGCTGGGACTGCCCACGTGCTGAAACGATGATGTCATTCCGCAGTGCGCAGGACTATACTTATATTGCGCAGCTTTTGGGACGTATGATTCGCACTCCTTTGGCAAGAAGGATTTCCTCCGATGCTGAGCTTAACAGTGTCAGTCTGTTTCTTCCGTACTTTGATGAAGAAACAGTGAAGAATGTAGTTAACGCTCTACGTGACAGTGAAGCGGTTATGCCCACCGAAACAGGTACCAGCAAAGAGCTTGTTACGCTTGGGCGCAATCTTGCCTATTCTGATGTGTTTGAGGCAATGGATAACCTCATCACCTATCGGGTAGATTCATCCCGTAAGCAGGCACCGCTCAAGTTATTAATACAGCTTTCCCGCGCGCTGACGATGGACGGCATTGATTTGGAAGCACAGAAGGCCGTTAAAAATGCAGTTTTATCAAAAATGGATGAGGAGATTGCACGGATAAAAGAAAGTGGAGACTTTGACATCCGCGGGGCGTCAATCACCGGTTTTGCCCTTGGCACACTGATATTTGAGTATGGAGACAATGCCTATTCCTTTGATGAAGCAACACAGACCATGACCGTGTCCGAATTTGATATTTCTCGACATTTTGAGCAAGCCGGAAAGTTGTTGGGAGAGGGTTTACACAAGGAATATTGGATTCGCCACAGTACCCGTGATCATATCGATGTGAAAAAAGAAATCATCGTTCTCACAAGTGATACGGACGCAATAGAGAGGATTAATGCCTATGCAGAGAAGGAATTCATTACGCTCTACGAGAACAACAAGCGTTCCATTGCTAGACTGAACGAGGCACGAAAGAATGTCTATGAAAGATTAATCAATGCTTCAACGCAACCAATATCTGTACCATGGGTATTGCCGGATTCAATCGATTTTTCTGTGCCAGATGATAGTATAAAGTATGAACAGCACCTTTACTGTTCTGAAGACGGAACATTCCAAACATCACTGAACGCATGGGAAAGTGGAGTTATTGCAGAAGAACTTAAAAACGGTGCTGTCTGCTGGTTACGCAACCTCGACCGTAAAAAGTGGTCACTTGAAATCCCGTATGAAGTCAGTGGTGTAACCACTTCCATGTTCCCGGATTTAGTGATTGTCCGCGCCGATGCACAGGGTTACGTTTTCGATATACTGGAGCCTCATGACCCCAGCCGTAAGGACAATTACCCCAAAGCAGTGGGCTTAGCAAAATTTGCAGAGAAACACTGGGATAAATTTGGAAGAATTCAACTCATCCGTCTAAAAAAAGGTGTAGATGGTCGTGAACATTTCTATCGATTGGATATGGGAAAAACGACAGTCAGGAATAAGGTTCGTGGCATTACATCAAACGAGGAACTTGATAGAATTTTCGATACTGACTCTGTTCGAGAAGACTAA